AGGAAAAGTATTAACAACAAGACAGTACTCTAAGGAGGAGTTAGGATTTTAACATGAATTACATAGACGCTATATTTCAGGTTTTCCAAAACAAGATATTGAACTCGTTGGGAGTGGAGAGGGACTTTGTCAGCCTTATCAAGGATAGGGATATAAGCCGGGCCATGTCAATGATGCAATGCCGGGACAAGGATGTTTCCCAAGCAATCTTGGAATATAACCCGGAATCCCATGAGGTTAATAAACGTCCTAATAAGCACAGGAAAAATCAAGAACCATATATCACGGAGAAATTGCCACGAGGAAGGCAAGCGTATATAAATGAGGTGGAGCTGTTTTTTCTCCTCGGGCAGCCTATCTTGTGGAAAGCTGTATCGGATGATACGGATAAGGCTTTCAGGGCATTCGGTGATTTTCTCCGTTATACTCGATTCAACACGACAATCCGGGAAGCCAAGCGTTTGGCCGGTGCGGAGACGGAGAGCGCTAAGGTTTATCATATATACAGGGAAAATGGTATGCCCCAAGTAAAGGTTAAGGTTATATCCAAGTCAAAAGGATATACATTGCGGCCTTTATTTGATCAATGGGATAACATGATAGCTTTTGGTTATGGATATACGCTACTTGAGGGCGATAAGTCCGTAGAGCATTTTGATATAGAGACCCCGGAATACATCTATCGATGCAAGAGAGCGGATATCGGATGGGATGTTACGCCATTGCTTAATCCTTCGGGTAAAATAAATGTTATCTACTATCGTCAAAACAAGGCATGGTATGGGGTGCAAAAGCGTATAGACAGAGAGGAAGCGGTTGATAGCAAGGCGGCGGATTCCAATAATTATTTCTCCGATCCAAAATTGAAATTAACCGCTGATGTCATTCAGAGCATAGTAGGGGGAGGATCTAATATGGTAGGAGAGGTTATCACCATGTCCGATAAGGACAAAAGCGCTGCCGAGTATCTCGTTCCGCCCGATTATTCCACGATGAAAGAGGCGGAGAAAAAAGACCTGTCATCAAGTATACTATTCGATACGTTCACCCCGGATTTCAGTTACGAGAATATGAAGGGGCTTGGGACATTATCCGGGGAGGCATTGAAAAGGGCCTTGGCGCTTGGATATATGAAAAGGGACAACTTGAAAGAGATATATGATATATTGATAGACCGTGAGAAGAATCTTATATTGGCTATCATGATGAACGTCACTCATATCGGCATGAGAGAGGAGTTAAGCAGGCTCGACCTGCAACATGAGTTCTCCGAGCCTTTCGCCGAGGATAAGGATAAGAGAATAGATATGATAGCGAAACTCTATGAGTCAGGATTGGTGTCCCTTCAAACGGCGGTAGATATGCTGTCCTTGACAGACAAGCCGGAGGAGGAGATTCGACGGATATTAGAGGAGAAGCGGGAAAAGACGCAACGTAATGAGAAGGACAAGAATCTTAAAGCTTCGGATGATTCCTCTCAATAATAAGGATGGATTAAGTCATACCTTGATATCATTAAATTTAATGGGCGTGGTTATTTTATAGCCATGCCCTATTGTTTTTGTGACAATCGGTCTATTGTCATGTATATAGCCTGTTTTTATTTTATTACAAGCTTATGTATCAATACTTTTATGCGAAAAATAAAAGTAATAGCATGAAAGAGAAGATTTTCCAGCAGTTAAAACAGAAGTACTCAAATCTTGGGTTAACGGAGGATGTTTTGAGGTCCGTGGCAGAATCATTGGGGTCCACTGGCCTGATTACGGACGATAATCTTGAAACTGCGGTAGCAGGGCAAGAATCAATGTTGAAATCTTACCAGAGTTCTTTGGATAAGGTGCGAACCGAAAGCGCAAATTACAAGAAGGAATTAGAGGAGTTGAGAGGCAAGGGGGGCGGCCAGCAACAGCAACCAGATAAAAACGAGGAGCCGGATTGGTTCAAGAAGTATCGTGAGGAGCAGGACGAGAAAATCCGGCTCTTGACCTCCGAGAATGATAAAGCTAAGGAGGAGAAAGCACGTGCTGAAAGACACAATCTGATCCTTGACAAGGCCAAGAGCCTTAAGATCTCAAAGGAACGGATAGAGGAGGGCTTCGCTATAACGGACGATATGGACGATAACGCGATTGATACTTATCTGTCCAAGGTGAGACAAAATGAGGTCGCAAAGGGATTAGAGGAAAAAGGTTCGGCGTTCTCTGTCTCTACGTCCAAGGAAAAGAGCAAGGAGCTCGCTAAGGATTGGGCCAAATCATTGCCGGACGCTAATTAAAGTAAAAGATTATGGGTATCGAATTTAACAAAACAAAGATTAAAGGATCGTTCCCCGTCTTTTGGCGCGGGGAATGCGCAGTCCTTCCCGGAGATTTCAAGTTAACCACTGAGTTGGCGGAAGGGACAATCGTGCGAAAGGGCACTCCTATCAAGCTGGACTTTGATCGCATGGAGTGCAAGATCTGTAAGGCCGTTAAGGTATTAACCGGAGGAACGACCACTAAGCCACGTATAGGGAAAGATAGCTTTGTCGCCAAGGGAGATTCTATTGGTGGGCAGAACGTGAGTTCCGTAGATTCAAGCAACTCTGATTATGACGTGGTTACATTGGCTGCCGCTGTAGAGTCTGCTACAGAAGGGGCGATTCTTGCCGTGGGAACGGATGAGCCTGACGCTGTGGTTGAGACAACGTTTGTCTATACGAAGAATATGTCTTTCCAGACGGTATCGGCGGGATATGAGGTCCTTATCCTTAAGGATGTGGCTTATCCAGTCCCTTCCTCATGGTTGACGGGATTCAGCATGAAGAATAATCCCACTATTAAGTATATTAGACAGTAAGGAGGTGAACGATGGATGTTTATAGTTCTATTTTTGGCGAACTGACAAAAGAGGTTCAGATTCGTATTGACGCTGCCACGGAGCTTCGCAAGCGCTTGTTTGACCAGAATATCTACGAGCGTTATCTTGATTGGGATGTCCCGACTATCGGCCTTAATTTTGAGGAGCTGATCGGGCAATATAACTTGAGCGTGGCGGCGGCTACCCTTGATTCCAAGGGAAAGGAACCGATCTTGGGTACGGAGGGGCTTGAGACCTTGAAGCAAAAGGTCCTTACCCACCAGATGAGTTACTCAATGCCGATCGAGGAGTATCGTAAGGTCTTGCAGATCCTAGACTCTAGGATGTTGACGGATGACCAGAAGACACAGCAGCTCATTAATCTGATGTGGAACAACGTGTCTACCGTTGTTAAATCCGTGCAATCTAAGCTCGATATTATTTTCTTGGGTGCCTTGTCTAACAAGGGGGTATTTACCTTTAATGCCAATAATAACCCTGAAGGAGGGGTACGTGGTATTATTGATTACAAGATGCCGCCCGAGAATATCGCTAGCGTTACTCTTGACTGGACGGATACCAATAAGGACAACGTCGATCCTTTCGAGGATATCCAAGGTGTCGTGGATGCGGCCCAAGACAAGGTGACGTTTGATAGGATATTGATGTCTCCGGCCAGATTGTCTTATTTGCTTAAGAGCAGGAAGATGAAACAGGTCATTTTTGGGACCGACAAATCCGGCACTCCTCTTTTGATGTCCGGTTTGAATGAGTTCCTACGCTCTAATGACCTTCCTGTCATAGAGACAGTGAGACGTATCACCCGTATCCAAGACAACGGCAAGCTATCCGAGTACAAGCCTTGGAACGACAAGAATATCGTCTTTGTCCCGGCAGGTAAATTAGGCGTCATCAAGAACGCTTACGCCGATAATGAGTTGAGACAGGAACCGGGCGTGACTTACTCTAATTATGGCCGGATTCGTATCTCTCAATGGGGCAAGGGTGAGACGGACAATTCCAATGGCGTAGAGTTTACCAAGGCTCAATCGCTATCCTTGCCGGTCCTTACCGAGATTAATGGCATTTACTCATTGACGGTGGAGGCATGACGATAAGAGACTACATAGGGCAGAAATTCTCGGCTTATGGAGATCTATCCGAGGCGGATATGCTGGATTTCAGCATCAAATCGGGGCTATCTCCGGACGATGAGATGTCTAGTGAATCCATAGGCAAGGTAGAGACAGGGATGATAGAGATCATCCCGTCGCTGCTATTGCGCCCTGATAGCGTCAATGAGAGCGGCTTCTCTGTCTCTTGGGACAAGGACGGCCTCCGGCGGTATTATTTGTTCCTGTGCGAACGGAATGGTGTTAGCCCGGATGTGTCTTCCGGTCTTGGGGTGGTCTCATCTTATACGGATTATTGATATGTATTACGCTCCTCACATATTAGAACGAAAAGTTGTCAAGGAACCCGATATTGACGATAATGGCGATCCTGTGGAAGGATCGGGATCGGAATGTTGGGAGCTAGTGTCAACATGTAGGTGCGATGATAACGGAGCCGGTAAGCTGATTGGAGTAGGCGGTGAAATGCGTGTCTATGATTATCATGTTGTCATTAAGGGAAAACATCTTATTCCTATAGGCACTATGGTCCGGGTCTTGGATCAAGATGGTAATATACGTGGTGAAGGCGAGGTTTTGAAGCCTCTTATGTGTAACTTCCTAAACTATTCAGAGATATGGATATAAAGGTCAGGTTTGATTTGTCTGATTTGGAACAGGAATTGAAATCCTTGGACGATAAGGTGATAAATAAACTTGTCCAAACGGGTGAGGCCGCTATCCAAAAGGCTGTCAAAAGCGGTCAATACGTGAATAGGACTGGAAACCTTAGAAGCTCGATAGGCTATGTGCTAGCCTATAACGGCAAGGTTATAAGGGAGGGCGGTTTCAAGAAAGTTGCGGGGTTCGGACCTAACATGCAAAGAGCTAAGTTTACCACCAAAGAGGGTAAGGATGTCGATTTCTGGGCTAATGGGCCTAGCGGAGATGGAACGTTGGGTAGCGAGGAGGGACGTAAGCTAGCTACGGAACTGGCAACTTCTGCCAAGAATGGTTATACGATGGTGGTTGTAGCCGGTATGGGGTACGCTAGCTATGTCAATGCCAAGGGGCTGGACGTTATGGATAGCGCTATGATAGAGATAAAAGAATTGCTTAAACCATGATGTCCACCGAGGATATAAAGGATTTGCTTTACCGTAAGCTCAAGGAGGTCTATTACGGCATACCTGTATATAAGGACAGGCATCCCCCCTATAAAAAGGGCAAGGTTCCGGAAAGGATTGTTGTCCACATGGGGACGATGTCCAATACGCCTTGGAGCATGGGATATGCTAATATCAATATCCTAGTGCCTTGCTTGGAGTCCATGGGCTACAAGACGCCCAATAATACAAGGCTGAACGAGCTTCAACAGATAGCGGAGAGAAATTTCTTGTCTTGCTATTTCGAGTACGGCGGTAATAGGGGAAAATACTCGATAGAGGACTTGTCCACGGAGGAAGACCCGGATACGGACTCTTACTTCGTTAACGTGAGATTATTTATTAAGGTTGCTAATTTTAAAATGAGATAAGATATGGCTAACGAGAAGATTATGGCCGTGGGTATCAAGAAACTGTATTATGGTCCGGTTATCACGGACTCTTCGTTTGATCCCACGAAATTAAAGACCCTCTTGTCCGGGGAAACCTTGACGGAGGTCATTAACGTGCATCAAGATACTTGGAGTTATGAGGAGGCTGAGGCTAGCGTGACCGAGTACAAGAACCAGTTGTCTAAGAATACCTATAGACAAACCCAAGAACAAGGTTCCGTTCAAGTCTCCTTCACTATTGGGCAATATGATTTCCAGACGAAAGCGGATTTGCAAGGAGGAACGGCTACCGCTACAGGGTGGCAGAGAGCCCGAGGGTATCAAGAGATCTATAAATGCGTGATTGCAGAGACTGAGGATGATGTGTGGATCGTATTCCCAAAGGCGGCTATCGTTGGCCGAGGTGCCGATACGGACGGCGCTATCGGCTTGGCTGTCGCTGCTACTCCAATGGAGCCGGAGACGAAAGAACTTAATCCTGAATATTGGTGGGCTGATAGCGTAGTCAATCCTTCTATTTAACTTGGATATATAATCGGGAGGGTATTTAACCTTCCCTTATCTTTTCAACATGAATAAAGCGGCAGAGAAAGTAAGCGAGGCGATCAATGGGAGGAGGTTCGCTACCGTGGTCGTCAATGGGAAGGCCATAACCGTATATCCCCCAGCTATAAAGGTACTATGTAGGGCCATTACTTGGTTCTCAATGGTATCTGTACCTAACGAGGCCACTTGGGTAGATGCCCTTTTCATGGTACCGGATAATATCCGTTATATCAGCCGTGGAATATCATGCGTTATCGTTGGAGATGTGGAGGAATGGGAGAGAAAATCCGCATGTTTATCGAACGATTTTGATAATTGTACCTTGGAGGAATTGAAAACCATTTTCGAGGATATCATAAAGTTAATACACGTGGATGATTTTTTCGTTTCTGCCGCCTTAGCGAAGAGCGTAGCGAGAATGGCGGCGGAACAGAGGTGATAGGTAATGACACGTTGTTCGGGCAGATAGCCACGTTCATGGAGAATTTACATTTATCTTACCATGAGGTGATGGAGGTTATCCCTTATCAAAACCTTTTGATGATGCAAAAGGACAAGCTCCGTATCTGTCATGGGAAAAAGGTCGTGAAAATGTCCGGAAAGGATATGTTAGCGAGAAGGAACGGAGGTAGATAAGAGCCGTCTAGCCAATAAGGGCCGGACGGCTCTTCGTCCTATTGCGCTAAAAGATGCGTATTTAAAGATCGGAGGTCGAATCTTCCCGGCTTTGACCTCCCGTTGTTGTATACCGACACGGTCATATGTGGCTTGGGCTTGGTGCCGCTAAATCCGCAAGCCTTCTCCAGCTCATCGATAAGCCTCTCCATTTTCAAGGATTGCCGGTTGAATCGCTCCATCGCCTTCTTGTCCCTTTGGGACGTTAAAAGCATTTCGTTTAGTATCGTGTTTATGTCTTTCATACGTTGTTCCTCATGAATTTAATGTTATACGAAAAGGCGTAATATTGGTCATACGTCATTAAATAATGGATTAATTAGCCTTCCCTTTTTCTATGAGTGGCATTATCCCATGTATCTTTAATTCCTCATACAGAAATAGACGTCCCTTTTGTGTCCATTCCGTATTGAGGCTAACATCGGGATTCCCGTTTGTGTGAGTGTAGTTGTGGGTGACGCTGTGAACATACCCTTTATTCAAGTATTTACCGTACAAAATCCATTGGTTGCGAACCTTGTGCTGTATGCCAAGATCACGAAGTAAGGCGTTGAACCTTCTTGCGCTCATCCCGTAATCTTGCGCTATCTGGGTGACCAGTACTGTTTGCTTGCTTTGCAAGATAACACGGGTGTACTCGCTTTGCTTCTGTAGCTCTACGTTCTCCGCTCTCAATTCCGTTATCTCCTCTTGCTTTTGCTCTATCCTCTTCTGTTGCTCCTCTATTTGCAGCTGTTGTTGTGCGGCTAGCATTAGGGCCTCGCCGTAGGATTGAGGCACCGGGTATTGGTGTTGGAGAGAACTATGACCTGTAGTGAGAAGCTCTTCTATTCTCTCGTCTACCCATATCGAAAATTCCGTTGATAACTTCTGGGCTACCCGGAGGGCGACACGTTGATGTGCCCAAGTTCCGGGGGCATTCCCTCCTCTTGTAATTATCAGTAAATCAGCCAAACTACAATTTTGTAGTTTGGAAAACTTTTCGCAATAGTCGCTGATTTCCTGAGAGTTAATAATATGAGTGAGATTTTTGTCTGGAAAAGCTTTTGCAACCTCTGTAAGGTTTACATAAACAACGCCTTTTCGTACACGCATGGTAACATTATTACCATTATAAGAAAAGATTTTTCCCATTTCGGAGGGACTTACCGTACTTAACACAGCAATATTGTTGCCGCTTGAGTAATTTTCATTCAAGTGTCGCATAATCAATGAAAATTAAATATTAATAAATAAAGAAAGCAGAGAATTTCTCCAAGTTGCGACACTTTCATATTGGCTTGTGGGCGAATATGCACGGAGAAACCTCTGCTTATATCTTAGGCAGTAGCTTATTTGCGGACATAAAAAATCCACAAACCATATATTTATATAAAAGTGTCGCACTACAAAAGTAAACATACTTTTGTAATGAACAAACACTTTAGAATAATTTTTTTTGATTTGCCTAGAATCAGAAATAAGGATTTTATTTATTTCGCTCGTGTCGTGAGCTAACGTTACTTGTACGGTACTATTATTCCCGTTCAAATAGTTTTCATTTGTCTGTAGCATGAAATGAAATTATTTGTTATTAATAAAAAAAGAGAAGTCATATCCAATCTTGCTACAGACTATCATTCGCCAAAGGCTATGATACACGGATACAACTTCTCTATATATTTTTAATATAGATGCTTCTAGGGCATAAAAAATGCCTTGGGCGTAATAAATAATAATCTGTAGCACTGCAAAGCTACGTAAACTTTTTATATCACCAAACGAAAATCGTATTTTTTTCAAGGCGGCATCCGCAAAGTCGGCTTTACGACTATCTAGATATTGAGCGTATTCAAGAACTACGTGCTTAATACCGTAAGTACCACCACCTTTACCCCTTTTCGTTTTTATAATACCGTTTTTGTCGGTATTTAAAACGTTGCAAATAGAAGACATGAATTCTTTCGTCTGCTTTAAATCTTTCCAATCATAAGGTCGTTTATCTTCTGGACTACCAGCAATCACCCACAAGTCGTTCAGAGAAAACTTGTCCTCGTCTCTACCGATTTTTTCTAAAATATTAGCATCATATTTTGCTAATTCATTTTTATTTTTCATAACTTTGTGCAGTTATAAAAGTTAATATTATCCTCATTGGTAGCTCGGTCAAGCACTACCTTTGAGGATTTTATTTTGACCGAAGTGGTAGCCGGGGACTTGAACCCCGGTGTATGCCGTCCTACCTGCTTATTACCAGTCTCGCTTGACAAGGTAAAAAGCGAAGGGCAAAGATTGAAGTTGCCTATTGTGACGGTCTGCAACTGGAATCAATGCCCTTAAATATCTTCTTTCGCTACCGTCACGTGAGCGATCATTTTCATATCACAAAATTATATATGACAAAATCCGTGGCCTATTTTTTCAAGGCTCGAAAAACCACAATGGAGCTATTGTTGTAAAATCCCTCCGGCCGTATTACCGGAGGGGCATCTACTTCCGATCCTCTCCCCGTCGTTCGAGTTATCCCGCAAGCCTGCAAGTCGTGTCGCTAATTACGCTCATGAATCTATCGTAGGTCTTTTTATTCCATTCCTTGTGATCCGGCATCCAGTCATTGAATATCTCCATGTAGACCACATCGTGAGACCTGTCCTGTACGGTGACGCATAAACCGCCCGTCTCCGGCATAACGCCTACATTTATATGTACCGGTTTCCTTCCGATCATACACTCCAACGCAATCCTTTGCACGTTCTTCAATACCTCTATCGTTTCCATATTTCTTATATCATTAATGTATAGTTATCAATCTCCCGAATAAACCCTGTTACCGTAAAGGCTAGCCATACCGACATGAGATAAGACAACATGCTTGCGATACTCGATGCGTCTAGCTTCTTCCTCTGCCAATCTCTTGGCCTTGGCCTCATTATTTTTTATCTCTATCTTGGCATTATCCCATGCTATAGAAAGGCACTTGCCAAAAGACCAAGAGAATTTTCGGTAAAGTCTGAATAATCTCCATGCGTCTTTCATGATCTCACTCTTGTTGTATTTCTGTGTTGCCATTGTACTGTTGTTTTATTTTGATGATGCAAATGTATAGTTAAAACTAACGAATCACAAGTAGATCGTTAGGTTTAACTAATCTTTAACACAAGTCCAATGTTTAATTAAAATATATCAAAAACTATATTTCGAATAGTTATTCCTAATCATATATCATTTTTATATTTATCTTTGCCGTTAGTAATAACTAAACATTCATCTGATGGACATAAAATCAATTATTAAGGCTCAAGGTTATACTATCGAACGTATAGCTGCGGAATGGGAAAGCAAAAACGGCAAGCCTATAACACGAGGTGCTTTATCTCAATCAATTAATAAAAACCCAACGGTGGAAACACTTCAAAAGATAGCAAATGTGATAGGGTGTAAAGTCGGGGATTTCTTTTCTGATGAAATCAATAGTAGCAAAACGATCATTTGTCCCCATTGTCAAAAACCAATACCTGTAGAAGTAGACATCAAAGTAAAGGAGGAACAACCGTGAAAAGGTATTTTAAAGATAATGTATATGTTACAAAACATACCTTTTATAAGATGACAGATGTGATAATTGGGTAATTTTGTGAAAAAGATACATATCATGAAAGACGTTATCATTACAACAACTTCTTCTATAGAAAATAAGCCTGTTCAAGAATATTTGGGCTTAGTCTGCTCTTCTTTAGTTATAGGTACTAATATGTTTTCAGACATGGCAGCATCTTTATCCGATATATTTGGAGGCAAATCAAGTTCATATGAAAGAAAACTTGAAATTATAAGGGAAGAAGCTATATCTGATCTAAAAAATAAAACCTTGAAAAAGGGAGGTGATGCAATACTCGGGTTACACATAGACATAGATGAGATATCTGGAGGAGGAAAATCTATGTTTATGATATCTGCATCAGGAACCGCATGCAAATTGCAAGAAAATAATGACCAAAATTCCATATCTTCTGCAAGAATTCAAGATACAATAGAGAAAATAAAAGTAATAAGTCGAATAAAGGAATCAAAACCTATATCTGATGAAGATTTTGAATTTATGATAAACAATCCTTCCATAGATTATCTTCATCCTCTTATAGACAAATATATTCATTATGCAAACTCTGCTGAGCGATATGATAGATCCATGGTTTATATATCCAAAGTTATTTCTAATTTACCATACGATATAACCGCTAAAATCATTTATGATAAGCTCAAAGAGGATATATCAGTTCTTGATATTATAATAAAATGTCAATTATTTGATCCTTCTTTGACCTTAGAAATGATTCAAGTAGATTTAAAAAAGGCTATAGGAACAATGAATGCAGATAAGCCCAATTATGATAGAAACGATCTACTAATAATGAATAACATTGTAAATAGAATAGACAGCTTGCCTGATAGAGGTAGTTTCGAGACTAGTAAAGGTCTATTTGGAAAAGAAAATAAAAAATACATTTGTCCTAATGGACATAAAAATGACATTGATCATGTTTGTTGTTGCGAATGTGGAGAGAATATAAAAGGTCTAACTCCTAATGAGTTGTCAATATTAGAAATGTTTAAATTGAAAATACAGGCAATTCAATCATCCTTTAATTAAACTAGCCTCCCCTTCTGAAGTACAAAAAGAGACCGATGGTGGGTATAAGTGCCCTAATTGCGGGCATCCATTGAAGATTAAGGTGGAATGATGTTATCTTCAATGATCTCAAAATAAAAATCATGAAATATTTGTCGGTATGTGAATTATAAGTTACATTTGCGACATGAAAATACGAAGCGTAATAGCATATAAGTACTATTTCATTGATTTTGTAAAGTCCCTGCCCGACAAGATGCAAGACAAGGTTATTAAGACCATACAATATGTTGAAACGTTGCAAAGGGTTCCTGATAAATATCTGAAACATATTGAGGGAACGAAAGGGCTTTATGAGATCAGGGTTAAATTAGCCAGTGATATAGTACGTGTATTTTGCTTTTTCGACGGGGACAAATTAGTCGTACTCTTGAGTGGGTTCCAAAAGAAGACACAAAAGACCCCAAAGAACGAACTTGATAGAGCGATGAGACTTATGAGGGAATATTTCAACGAAAAAGAAGGGAAATGATCATGGAGACTTACACATTTGACGATATTAAAAAAGAGGTTTACGGAGAAATCGGCACTTTGCGTCGTGATAACATTGAAACCGAGCTTTCCAATCTAAGGGTTGGGCTTCAAATAAGAAACGCTCGTGAGGCAAGGAAAATGACACAAAGCCAGCTGGCCGAGAAGATCGGGAAAGAACGTTCTTTTATCTCGAAAGTAGAGAGTGAGGGGAAAAACCTGACTCTTGCAACGTTATACGACATTGTAACCAAGGGACTTGGAGGTAAATTAGATATCCAAGTGCAAATTTGAGACTGAAAACGAATACAATATAATACAGAGGCAACATGGAAGCAGTAGTAAGAAAACAAACCTCGTTCCGTTTACGTGAGGACTTGTTGCAAGTCTTGCAGGAACAAGCCAAGAAAGCAAACAGGAGCCTGAATAATTTCGTGGAGAGTACCTTGATGGACGCTGTATACTCCGAGCCAAACGAGGAAACGATAGCGGCGATAGAAGAGGCTCGTTCGGGCAAATCTGCCGGTACGATAGACGCAAGCAGTTTTGATGCCTTCATGAAATCATTGGATGAGATAGAATGAAAAAAGAAATTATTTCACGTTATCGATGGAAAATGGTAAGGCTGAGTAAATAATGCCATGATAAGGTGACGGATCGCTGAAAGGCGGTCTTTTTTTATGATCTTCATCGATGTCTCATGAGATAATTTGGATATATAAATTATAACTATGAGGAAGAATTGATTAAAGGCCAGAAAAAGTTGTTGGATATTTTGGTATGGTAGTTTGTTTTTTATATGTTTGTCAAAAATTAATATTTAAACACAAATGTTATGAAGAAAGTGCTACTGTTATTATTTGTTGCTATATCCTCATTTGCTTATTCTCAGCAAAGTGCAAATGGTTTAACATATAATTGTATGATATCTAACGATAAAAGCCCTAAGGTTATAGATACTAAGAATAGAAAAATATATAAAGATGGCAATAATATAATAATTACAAAGTATGATGATGAAGGACGTGATCTTAGATTAAAAATTGACAGCGTAGTGAATCGTGTAAGCAAATTACCCTATTCTAATAAGTCTGGGAAATGGTATTATTGCACAAGGATTGTATCAAAGGATGTATCTTTGAATTATATAGTGTTGGGGCTAAATACTAGTACTGTTAAGTTATATAATATATTCTCAGAGGTCGAAGTTTTTGAGGAAATGTTTAGTGCGTTAAAATAAATAGATATGGCTAACTTTATAAGTCAATTAGGAAAAGGTTTTATACGTTCTGCTGTTAATCAAGTAGGAAGGGATAGCGGCAAAGTTGTAAGTAATAGTATATATGGTGATAAACATTCAGTTCCAATAAGAAATACTGGATCAAAATATTCTGGTAGATATATTCAAGGAAATATTGATGTTGAGATAAATAGGGAGAATGGATATGTTTATGTTTGTAAAAATTCTACTTCAAAAAAAGTTCTTTGGTACATTTTGGCACTATTATTTGCTCAACCCTTTTTTATTTTTATAATGTTATATCTTTTATATGTTGGAATAAAGAAAAAAAAACAAGAGTTTGTTTACGTAAAAAAGTTAGTACCTGTTCCATTATATGTGTCTGATAGAAGATATAGGGATGGTGTACGTTTCTGTGGGTACGATGAGAGTTTTGTTTCAAAGACAATACCCGCCGAAGAGTCTGATAAGGCTATTTTAAAGAAAGTAGGTAATACTTATATCGTTATTGCTATAATTTCTTTAGTAATAGAGTCTATATGGTTATTTTCAATTTTGCAAGGTTCTTAAATTATAGATAGTATATATAATCAGATTTTGGATTAATTCGTCTAAGGTTCTGAAAAAAGATTGCAACATCACGATGATTGTTGTAATCTTTTTTTATTTACATTTCCTTACTATCTCCATGAGACATACTTTTGGGTAAAAAAGTTTATGTCTTCCATATCAATAGATATCACTGCCAATTACAAGCAAGTAGACGAGGCTATCAAGAAAATAGAGGAACTAAAGAAGGTCTTGAAGGATGTCCATGTGGATGATCCCAGATCGAAAGTCATATTGTCCCAGATAGAGGATCAAAAGAAGGTGATCGACGAGCTTACCGAGCAGATACGAAAGCTAAAGGAGGAGCAAGCCCAACAAGTCCAATCGGCTATCAATGATAGCAAGAGACAAGAGCAAGAGATAGCTAGGCTTGCGCAATCCTATAAGGCGTTATATGAGCAGATGAACGCCGAGGCCGGAAAAACCAAAAGAACGGTCGAGGTAATTCCTCCGTCTGCCGCCCAGACGCAAGCTACCGCCCAAGTGAACCAACAGAGATCGGCTTATGACAACCTTAACGAGGAGATCACCAAGGTAAACGGGACATTGGATCAGCATGTGGCGAAGCTTATCCGAGAACAAGGCTCATTGGCTAAGGTAAAAAACGAGCTGGCCAATCTAGCCAAGCAGGAGAAAGACAACGGATCGTTAAACGATAAGCAAAAACAAAGAAGGGAGGAACTTACCAGATCCTTATATGAGTACAAGCAGAATATATCCTCTCTCCAGCAATCCATACGTAACGACGTAAAGCTGAACAAGGCCGCTCAAGGATCTATTGATGAATTGTCTCTATCCTTGGGGAAGATGAGGGATCTTTATCGTTCCATGAGCGCAACGATGCAATCCTCTTCTTTTGGGAAGGCGTTGCTGTCAGAGATAAAAAACGTGGATGCGGAAGTCAAGCGGCTTGACGCTTCTCTCGGCAATCATCAAAGAAATGTAGGTAATTACGCTAGCGCCTTGGATGACGCAAGCGTCTCCCTTTATGACATGATGCAAAACATGTCGGCACTTCCCGGTCCTATAGGGCAATCTGCTTCCGCTATGCAAGGCTTGACTAAGGCATCCTTGCGATTTATCGCTACGCCAATAGGGGCGGTTTTGGCTGGGATATCATTGGCTCTTATGGCCTTGACTTCTTGGTTCAAACGGACAGGGGAAGGTGAGGAAGCGTTGAATGTAACGAGCGCTTATTTCAAGCAAACCTTGGATTCCATATTAGATGTGGTGGATGATGTTGGAGAATGGCTTTATAAGGCGTTCACGAAGCCTAAAGAGGCTATGAAGGATCTTGTTAGCTTCTTGGAAGGACAGGTAATGAACCGTCTTAACGCAACGGCAAAGGTTGGTGCGGCTATCTGGAAGATATTTGGAGGTAAGGTAGGAGAAGGTTTGAAGGATTTAGGGAATGCTATCGCACAAGGTTTTACCGGTATAGAGGACCCCTTGAAGAAAGCTTCCGGACTAATGGATGATATCATTGATAAATCAAAAAAGCGAGCAGATTTAGCTAAACGTGAGAATGAATTAGAAAATAGACAGCGATCATGGCTGGTTAAGAGATCCGAAATAGAGGCAAGAATAAGCGAGTTGAGGGAGAAATCTCAAAATGCGGCTTATTCAGATAAAGAACGTCTGGAAGCCTCAAAAGAAGCCTCTAAGTTAGTAGAAGAAATGTATAATGAGGAAGTAGATATGGCTCAAGAACGTTTTGATATCATAAAAGAGACAAATTCCTTATCACATTCTAATGGAGAAGCGTTGCAGGAACAAGCGGAAGCAGAGGCAGACGTAAATAAGCAATTAGCGGAAAGAGCATCAAGACTTCGTGAATTGTCTAGTCAGCAGAGAGAAATAGGTAACAGGATTAAAGCCCAAGGCGTTAGCGCCAATAAAGAAAAGGTTGAGACCTCCGAGAGACTTATGGCTATAGAGGAAGGCCGCAAGAAGATCCAAGATAAGGAATTGGAGGTAGAGATGCAGATCCAGCAAACCCGAATAAACGCTATGAAAGAGGGATCAGATAAGCGTATCGCCCAATTAAGGCTTGATTATAAGAAGCGGACACAAGAGGTTAATAAATTGGGGGAGGAGTTCTTGAAGGCTCAACAGGAGATCGAGAGAAAGGCGTTCGAGGCGGCTAATCCTAAAGCCAAGGAAGAAGGGAGGGCTTTTACTCCCACTACAACGAAGGTTTCAGAATTGCCACAGGAGCAATTACAGCTACTTGCTGATATGTTAGCGGCTATAACGATCGAGACACAGGCTAAAGAGGCTGAGTTACTCAAGGGTACATTGGATAAGTATAAGGATTACGCCAAACAAAGGGAGGATATCGAGAAGCAATACAATGAGGATGTCAAGTTTTTGCAGAGTCGGAGAAACGAGGAGAACGCCAAACAGATAGACTCCGCTTTAGAAGAGGCTGACAAGAAAAGGAAGGAGAGCCTATCTAAGATCAACCTTGAGGAACTCAAGGAGAATATAGATTGGACTTCCGTGTTCGGTAACCTTGACAGAGTTGCTACCGAGGCATTGTCCGGAATCAAGGAAAAGCTCCAACAATACCTTCAAGACGCTGTCGGAACCATAAGCAAGGAGGATTTCAAGACGGTATCGGATGCTATCGAGCAAATCAACGAGGCCATGACCGATCGAAAGCCTATCGATCAATTACGCCAAGGGTATGATGAGTATAAGGAGACAATAGAGGAAGTGGCCGTCGCTCAAAAAGAGTTGAATGATCTGGAGTCTAGCGGGGCCGCATCCAAGGAGGCTTTGGAGATGGCGAACAAAAAATTGACGGAATCGTTAAACAAGCGTAGATCCTCCTTGGTCAAGATGACATCGGCCATAAACTCCATGGGAGAGAAAGGGCAGGATATCGTTACTGCTGGGAATAATATTGCTGATATGCTCACCGACTTGGGTGTTTCCGTCCCGGAATCCATATCCAAGGCTTTGGACGGAGTGAGTCAAGTCATGTCCAGTCTGGCTAGCATAGATCTCACCAAGCCGTTTAGTGTCATTACGTCCGCTACCGGTATAATCGGAGGTATCGGCAAGGCCATAGGAGGATTGTTCGGTGGTGGTAAGAATGTAGTGGCTCAAGAGACGATCGATAGCTATAATAACCTCATGGAGGTGATGGATGGAGTTATCTCCCGTCAACAGGAATTACTTGATGGATTGAGCGGGGCCGATGCGATGGAGGCTTATAATAGGGCTAAAGATCTTATCGAAAAGCAGATTGACATGACCAAGAAACTAGGCTTGGCCCAGCTTAATGCGGGGTCAAGCTCGGGTTCTCATTCTTATGGATATAGGGCTATCCGGGATTTGAGGGCTTATGATAAGGAATTGAAGGCTATCGGCATTGATCTGGACTCGTTGGGAGGCCGTGCGGAGGGATTATTCGAGCTTGATCCGGAAGTGATAAGGCAACTCAAGGATGATGTCCCGGAAGCTTGGTTTAGGATAGATGATGACGCTAGGGGATATCTTGAGACATTGATAGATCTGGATGACAAGACGAAGGAACTGGAGGAGGATAGCAAGGAGGCTCTTACTGGCATATCCTTTGATTCCGCAAGGTCGGAGCTTAGGAATCTCCTGCAGGATACTGACACCACGATGGCCGAAGTTGCGGAGCATTTCGAGGACTATATGAGACAAGCCATTGTCAATACTATAATTGACAAGACATTAAGTGAAAGAATCAAAAAATGGTATGAAAAATTCTCTGAAGCTATGGCTGATGGAGAGTTAAGTGATTTAGAAAAAAGGAATTTACAGGAAACCTATAAAAAGATATACGAGGATGCCGCCAAAGAGAGGGATGCTGCATTTGAGGCCGCAGGGCTTGAGAAGGAGACAAAGACAGAGGATCAAAAGGCTACCGCCAGAGGTTTCGAGACCATGACACAGGATCAGGCGGCGGAGTTGAATGGGCGTTTCACGGCGTTACAGGAAAGTGGAAATGTAATCTCGGAGCAAAATTTGACACAGACATCCTTGTTGTCAAGTATTGTTACCTCTATTGGAGGTGTTTTGTCCGCCAATGATTCCGTAAGGGATATAGCGGGAGAGATACGGGATTTTCAAGTTCAATCGTTTTTGGAAATACAAGAGATAAATGACACGACAAAAAGCATAGATAAGACATTAAAGAAGATGTCACAAAACATAGAACAAGTGAAAATAAATACGGGAGGGATATAATGATAGGGCAATTATATATAAATGGAAGTGACGCATACATGATGTATGGTGTCATCATGGGGGATGGTTTCATTGAGAACATATCGATGGCCGCTCCATTAAAAGAGTTTGTTGAGAATGATAGCCGTCTTGAGCATGGCAAGAGAATGATAATATCCAATCCTCGGTTAGCTAGCCGCAACGTGAACCTTACTTTTACGATAAACGGAAAGACACCAGAGGAATACCTAGATCATTATAGGGCTTTCGTAGCGGAACTGCATAAGGGTAACGTTGCTCTACGTGTGCCTGCATTAGGGGAGACCTATAAGTTGGTATACCTAAACTCAGCGTCATATGCCTTGGATGGATCTCGCACCGTCTCCAAACTGGCTTGCAAATTTGTCGAGCCTAACCCATATGACAGGGCGTAGCAACAAAATTACAACAATCCCGCCATTGTTTTTTTTAGGTCCGCTTGATTTTTTGCCATCCCCCTTATATGCGTGAACTTTGAGTTCATGATCGAGATTAAGGACATATCGGGCAATACTCGTTTCTCTACCCCTATAAACAGGGGCGCAAAGGGGAGATTCACCTTGATGAAGGAGGACTATATAACCCTTCCTTTTAGCGTTGAAACGCCTATTGATTTCAAGCCGGGCGACTATGTGGACATGAGAGGGGTACTCGATGATGCTTTAGGAGGTAAGTTGTCCAAGGTATATAAATACCTATCCTTGCAGAAGCCCAATGTGGTGCCGGGAAAATATGATTATGAGTTAAGGTTGGACGCTTATTATTATGAGTGGAACACGAAGATATTCAAGTATACCCCGGAAAATCATGGACAGGAGGCAGGATGGAACCTTACCGCCACTCTTGACACGCAACTGGGCGTGTTCCTGCGTAACCTTAAAGCTAACGGATATACGTATAACGGCGTCGATTATGACTTTGATATAGACAACACGGTCGAGAACAAGGCCGTGTTGATGTCTTATGACAATATCCACCTTTTGGACGCCCTTTTCTCGATGGCCGCCGAGGACAAGTGGAATTGCGACTGCTGGATAACCGAGAATATTATCCATTTCGGGCGTTGCGAGTTCGGTGACGCCGTAAAGATAGAGTTGGGCGTGGAGGCTTCCTCCATGACCCGTAACGATAGCAAGGGTACTTACGCAACACGTATATACGTGTTCGGAGGTACCAGAAACATCCCTGCCAACTATCGTCCGGTAGATGAGCAGACCGTAGTCAACGGTGTCGTGCAAAAGCGGCTCATGCTCCCATCTGGGACACCGTATATAGATGCCTATCCCGGCATGACCAACGCCGAGGCCGTGGAGGACGTGGTGGTATTTGACGATATCTATCCCAGACGGATAGGTACGTTGTCGGATGTTAAGACCGTGGACAGGAACATAGAGACGGACGGAGAGGTGACGGGGACTTTCAAGGCTTATCAATACAAGGATACCGGATTGGTGTTCAAGGATGAATATATCATAGAGGGCGAGAAATTGAAGGTCACGTTCCAATCCGGGAGACTTAATGGCATGACTTTCGGAGTCACTTTTAATCCCGAGGGATCGGAACCCGTCGAGCAATTATGGGAGATCGTCGCTAACGAGGATTATGGCCGCTTGTTACCAGACGATGTGATCCGTCCGGAGAACGGCGATAAATATATACTTTCCGGATTCAATATACAATTAGTGTCCGACCAATATATACCGGAGGCGGAGGCGGAGCTTCTGGCCAAGGGTAAAGAATATATAAAGAGAACCAGTATTGACGATGGCACGTACCCGACTACGTTGGACTCGGAATGGGTCTATCAAGACCAGATCAACCGGACTTACGACGTGGGGCAGAGGATGCGGATGGTCAATCCCGCTTTCTTCTCGTCGGAAGGGCGTATCAGTCGTGTTATAGGCTGGGAGATGAGCCTTGATATCCCTTATGATTCTCCTGTATATACTATAGGCGAGAGCACTCAATACAGCCGGCTTGGTGAATTGGAGGACAAGGTTGATTCCTTGACTTATAAAGGACAGACATATACCGGTTCAGGGGGAAGCGGCGTATACGTTATCCGTACCAATGACTCCACCCCGGCAAGCGACAGCAACGTATTCTCCGCCCTTCGCTCGTTGGCGACATTCTTGCGCAAGGACAAGCCGGACCAGACCAAATATCTTATCAAGCTCCTCGGAGGATTGATATCTGATAATATCGAGTCTCAGGATTTTGCCGCCGGTCCTTTCGGCACGGGGTTCCTCGTGAAAAGGGACCCAAAGACCGGTAAATCATATATAGAGGCGGACGAGATCTACATCCGCCTTAAAGCGTATTTCGATACCTTGGAGATCAAGCACCTCTCTCACGTGGGAGGGCGTATCGTATTATCTCCGGCGAGCATGGAGTGCATTCGGGTGGAGGAGGTATCGGTAGATCTGGATGCCTTGTATGACTTTAACGGTGATCCGCTATATGATGTGGAGGATAGCCGGTTGTACTCATTAGGAGGCTCCGGACGTGCCACTACCAACGTGTATAGGTGTTATTTCCGGCAGACCGACGGGGAGAGGGAGATCGTGAATGAGTTCGCTATCGATGACATGGCCCAATGCCGGGAGTTTAACGTGAAGACCGGGATATCCCATAATGTCCGTAACCAGTATTACTGGCGCAGGGTCGTAGGCTTGGGGAGTGATCATATAGACTTGTCGATAGATGATTGTGACCCCGGCAGCATGGTCCCGAAGGCGGGTGATACGATCGTCACGATAGGCAACAAGACGGATACCAATCGTCAGCATGTCGTTTATCTATCCTCCTACGACGATGACGCCCCGTGCTTCAAGCTGTATTCCGGTATCAACTCTTACTCGATGTTGAATAAGGAAGTGACGGTCATTTCCCCGAACGCCGACAAGAACGTATTCACGGGCAAGGTAGTCATAAAACCGGGGTCTGCCGGCTTCGAGAACTTGACAGACAAGCCGGACATGGAAGGCATAAATAATTCCATCAAGAATGCCCAAGAAGCCGCCTCCGCCGCCCAAGAGGCTATCGAGGGAGTGCAAGGCTCGGTGGATAATTTCAAGTATTACGTTGATAACACCTTCGCCGATGGAATCATATCGGAGGCGGAGACCAAGGATATCGCCCGCTATATAGATATCGTAAACAACGAGAAGGCATCGTCATTGGCTACATATAATGAGTTGAGGATCAATCCTTATCTTGACGGGGCAGAGCTTGTCTCCTTGGAAGAGGCCAAGGAAACCCTGTTCTCTTCCATAGATAGCCTGATCGACGCCGTAAACAAGGCCATAGCGGACAAGAAGGCCACGGAAGAGGAGATAGCCGGCATAAACGATAAATACACGGCGTTCAATACCGCTTGCGGTAATTTTTATTCCGCCGTGGAGAACGCCAACAAAAAAATACAGGATAATCTTAAGTCATACTCGGATAACGCCCAGAAAGCCGCGGATGAGGCTAACAAGAACGCTACGAGCGCGATGGACAGCGCCAATACCGCCAAGAGCGATGTCTTGGGCTTGAAGGACTTCACGGACGAGGCATTCGAGGACGGGATTATCTCCAGATCGGAGGCGGTGGCCATAGGAAAGTACACCAATACGGTGAACGCCACCAAGAAAGAGGTGGAATCAACCTACAACACGTTATATACCAACCCTTTCCTTTCCGGTACCCCAAAAACGGATTTATTGAACGCCAAGGTGACGTTCATGGGAGCGGTGGATAATCTGTTGGCATCTATACAGACGGCCATTTCGGACGGTAAGACGACAATAACCGAGAAGGAGATTGTCGATAGTAAGTTCTCCGCGTTCAACAGCGCCTATGCCTCACTTGCCACGGCCATAGAGAACGCAAACAAGGCGATTCAACAGAAGATCAAGGAGGAGGCGGTCAATGAGGCCTCCGATGGTCTTATCTCCGATATCGAGACGATTACCGAAGCGGACAAAAACGAGATGGCCAAACAGCTGGGATACGCCGATTACGCCTCGATGAAGGAACAAGCGGCGAAGGGCAAGACCATCATAAACGGGGCATCTATCAATACCCAGTTGATAGATACGGACTTGCTCATCACTTCTCTCGTTATAGCCAAGGCGATAAAAACAAGTAACTTGAACGTAAATGATAAGTTCATAGTTAAGACCGATGGCTCCGTGGACATGAACGGCATCTTTCACTCCCTTGGTACTAAGACGGAGCTTGTCATCTCTAACGGTTATTTGAGGATCGCCTATAACGGGGAAGAGATCATGCGTTTCGCCGTGAACCAGAATACGGGTATGCCAGAGCTGAATATGCACAAGGGAGATAAGAGCGTGTTTATCTCCCCGGAGAAACTTGTGTTCGGTTTTGGCTCAGGGAATAATTTCTTGACTCTTAATCCCAGTGACATTGGAGGGGGAGACGTGAGAAAGAAAAGTGATGGGACCTTGTATGTGACCACTGGAGAAACCTCCTTGATAACGGTTGGGATCTACGTGTCTCCGCAGGAGGGAGGTACGACAATCCCTACACCGGGATCTATGCTGTTCAAATACGAGGGAGAGCAGGAGTACGTGGAGGCTATACCCAACGATGGGTATGAGTTCTCCAGATGGAGCGATGGTGGCGCCCAACGCCATTTGGTTACATGGGATGTCTCAGGCAAGGGGATAACCGCGTATTTCACCAAGATACAGGTGACTCAATATACGGTGACCCTGATAGCCAACCCGCAACAGGGCGGTACCGTGTCTGGAGGAGGTGCCGCCGACAAGGGGACGGTACGCGCGGTATCCGCTACCCCCGCCTCCGGTTACCGCTTTGTCAGCTGGAGCGATGGGGGGAACCAGACCCACAACGTCACTTGGGACGCTAATAAGACCTTGACCGCTAATTTCGAGAAGGCTATTATAACGGGTGACGAGATATTGTTGGGTACCTCGTTGACATCAGGCGCGTATACGAGCGTGTTGAAGAAGGGGACGGGTACCTTGACGGCTTCCACTTCCGGCGGTAATATGACGGTCATGTCCTCGTCCGGCAATCAGGGATGGGTGCTGTTCAACAAGGGATATCTCGGGAGCAAGTTGTCGCAAGGGCATATATACAGGCTAAGTGTCACGGCCAAGGTCGCTTCCGGTACGGTCACTTTCTTGGCCGGCATAGGCTCTATAGACTCCGGAGGAGAGTTCAACGACCTTTCCTCGGGAGATATGATCTATGGCGAGCAGATAACGACATCCGTAAAGACCTTTGTCGTGGATATAACGGTCTACAAGAGAGATAGCACGGTAAGCGACGCGGTGGCTATGTCGTTCTTCCCCGATAGTACGGCCACTATAACAATAACGGGTATATCGTTGAAGGAGGTGTGATATGGGAATCATTAACAAGACAACAGATAAGATAAACGTCTTGCTTGACAAGATAGCGGATATTCCAGAGGAGGGTCTGGCAGGGAAGACCCCAGTATTGGAAGACGTGAGAGTCACCACCCTATCCGCGGGTAGCGATGCCACTGGCGATATCGTTAGAACCGGGGTTGATAGTGAGGGAAACCCATCGTACGTGATAAATCTAGGTATCCCACGAGGTAAGGACGGGACTTCTGGAGGTCCCGCCAGTATAGACTGGACCAATGTCCTTAATAAGCCAGAATGGATAATGTCATCCACTAAACCATCATATACGGCCGATGAGGTCGGGGCATTACCCTCAAGCACCTCTTTCAAGACGGTTAACGGGGAATCCATATTGGGGGAGGGTGATATAGAAATCTCATCCGAGGGAGGAAACGGCGTAGGACGAAACTACCCCGGTTACAAGAACGCCGAGATATTCAACGATTACGAGAGCAACAAGGCCGCCGGCGCCTATGCTCATGCGGAGGGCCGGGAGACGAACGCAGCCGGCCCTCGGGCTCACGCCGAGGGGTATAAGACGAGTGTTTTCGCCGCCGATGCCCATGCCGAGGGGAGGGAGACGTGGTGCTTGGGACCACAAGGGCATGTGGAAGGGATGAACGGGATCGCTTGGGGAGGGTTGTCGCATGTCGAGGGACTGGCCGCTCGTATAGAGAATGGATCTTACGTGCCGCCCGTTGAGGGGGGGAAAAAAATTCTTAACGAAGAGGATTTGATCAGGACGATATGGGATACATATGGCCTCGCATGGGGGAAAGAGATTATCGTAAGCGAGGACTTGTTTAATGATTATTATATACATGCTTCCTTTGGGGAAAGAAACCATGTAGAGGGCGTTAATAATGTCGTTTTAAACAATTGCGTACACGTTGAAGGTCGTGGAAATGTATCGGGGGCCTCCGTAACCGCGCATGGGGCTGCTCAGATTGACCACGTGATCCATATAGAGGGATGCTGGAATACGGTCTATCCCCAATCTAGGGATACGGGATGTCACATAGAGGGAAAATCCAACCTCGTCCGTGAGTCCGGGGATGGCTCCACGATATATTACGCCACCGCTGCCCATGTGGAAGGTGAGAATAACGTCATAGATTGCCTGTCGCATATCGGCGATGATTACATCCGGGGGGATGCCAGATGGTCGCATGTGGGGGGGTACTCATGTTCTGTTGTTAGGGCTAGCTACGCTTTTGCCCATGGCGACCATCTTTCCGTGTCCAACGATCACGAGGTATCGTTCGGACGTTACAACCTCTCTGAGATCAACGGAAATAAAGTTTTGTTCTCTTATGGTATTGGAGATGATGGACGGAGAGATAACGCCTTATCTATACTGGAGGATGGAACGGTGGTGATTCCCCGGCTGGACGGGGGAAGTGTCAAGGAGCAAATAGAAGCTGCCATACAACCATTAACCAACAAGGTTAACAATATATATAAAGAGCTCAAGGGAATTATAGACGAGCAATCCAAGCAAATACAAGATTTGTTAGCCTTGATACCGTCGGTGAAGGTAGAGAATGACATATTGATGATCGGGACACCCAAGGCCTTCGTGATAGGTAGCCTGCTTGTATTGACAAGGAACCTTCCGGCCGGCGTTTCCGATGATACGCTTACGATTACCGATACGTCGGTGGAGGTAGATAATGATATATTAACAATTAAATAAACACTAAGGATATTATGAGCACGATTAAAAAGGTAAACGTAAACGGGCAAGAGTATGATTTGGCCGGTTCTGGAGGCGGTGGGGTTTTGATCGAGATAACCCACTCGGAACTAGTGGCTCTTAGGAATAGTGGCGGTCTTGTTCAAGGGAATAAATACCGGATAACGGATTATAACGCCGTCTTTAACACGTTAAGATCAGCGGGACATCAATTTGATATCGTAGTGGAGGCATTGTCTTCATCTGAGCTTTCCGAGAAAGCCTCCGCTATGATACATGAGGGGGATGTATATTTCGAAAACTCCCATCTGGATCTATGGACAGTCTATTACTCATTGGATAACGACACTTCTCGCTTTAAAGAGGCATCGGCTTCTGGAAAAGGCTTTATCTGGAGATTAATAGATGAGTATAATAACGATGTATGCTTCGATTTCAAGAACGCCCTTTTCACGTTGTCATCTTCTGATTTTGATTTTGTCACGAGTGATTCATTGGATTTTTATCTGTTCTCTCATTTAGAGACGGGAACCCCATCCCAGTCGGACATCAAGGATAAAACAATAGTGAGATCTGGTTCCGTTTATAATAATATTGTAAAATTCAAGCTAACATCATCACCCAAATTGGTGTTTGGTTGCGTAAAAGGACTCCTTGATTCAATATCTCCTTTTTTACTGTCTTGTAATCAAATTGAGGCTATTGAATCTGTTATTGTGTTTGGTATGAGCGCTAGTAAGTTTGCCTCCAGTAAGATTTGTCTTGGCGCCAAAGTCATTTCAAAAAAAACGGTATCAAATATAATCAATTCTGTTTTTAGCGCTTCATTGACGCTTGAGGGAACTTATTCTATTAATAATACAAACATATGCGATATAAATAAAATATCTTATGAAGGCGATATTATAAATTGCTTTATTTATGGAGGACTTAGAAAGCCATCATTAAAATGCTCATCGATGAATAACGTATCCGTAAAAATTATTGCTACAAATAATAATACATTGTTGACTCTTTCCGATCGATTGGATTCTGTCGATGTTTACGCCAAGGAGAATGAATCTGGATCTTATGATATAAAAATCGTAGACCCGTTTGCGCAATAACATGGATAAAAAAAGGATATGGAAGCTATTCGCATAGGAAACGACATCAATATAGAATGGACCATCTTCCGGGACGGTAAGCCCGAGTCTTTGGATGGCAAGAACATTAGCGTCTTCATGACCAATGGCTATAAGAAGATGGCGGTAAAAGACCTCCACTTCCGGGATAACGTGATACGATTCACTTACTTAGGTAAAGACCAAGATTATAACGGCGTCTATACGCTGACCCTTATCGAGAACAAAGGGAAGGAGGGCATGTACACCGTAGACGCTTGCGATGCGTTCCGTCTTATCCCACGGTCGTGCTCCGTAGGTGGAGATACGGGATGCGGCAGCGTCAAGGTGACAACGGTAAAGCTAACGGGAGATATATCCGTTCCTGCCGTAGGGACCGGAGATTATGAAAGTATGACCAATAAACCACGGATCAACGGGGTTGAGTTGGTCGGGGATAAGTCCCTAGAGGAGTTAGGGATACCCATTCTGCCTGATAATATCGTAACCGATGCCGATTACACGCATACGGATAACAACTTGACGGACGCTCTTTTGGAAAAGCTCGACGGATTGAGTAATTACGATGATACGGCGTTAAGAGAGGCTTTAACCTCCGAGATCAGCAGGGCGAAGGAGGTAGAGGGGGATCTTGACACGGCCATAAGGAAAGTGGCTTCCGATCTGTCCACGTTTATAACGGGAGATCCGGACGCGGACAATGTCATCAACAGATGGCAGGAGGTGGTGGAGTTCTTGTCCGGTATGACAGAGGATAAGGATATGGCCGGAGTGTTGCTGGATTTGAAAAAACAAATACTTGCGGAGGTCACGAGTATCTTGTCAGGTTATTACACGTCCGGACAGATTGACGATAGGTTTGTCGAGAAGATCAAAGGGAAGGGACTTAGCACAAACGACCTTACGGATGAGCTGTTATCTAAGATCAACGGCTTATCCAACTATGATGATGAATGGGTCAGGAGTGAGATCGCCTCTATCAAGGCGGATATCGACACGTTATTGGGTGATGGAGCGAGCGACGCTATAGATACCTTCCATGAGATCGAGCTTTTTTTGCAGGGTATTACGGATAAGGAAACCCTAACCGGTCTTCTCAATGACTTGCGTGCGGAGATAACGGCTTTGATCCCAACCAAGACATCCCAATTAACAAATGACGATCACATCGTAAAGGACGCTAATTACGTCCATACGGACAATAATTATACTGACGAAGATAAGGGTAAGTTGGATGGATTGGATAATTACGACGATACGGATATCCGGAATCTGGTCACCGGTCTAAGGACGGACGTTGATAAGTTAAAGCCCGTTGTCACCTCCACCCCGTCTAGCGGTCAGATAACCATAACGCCGGACAAGGCCAAAAACGAAGATCCGGACGTGTCGATAACGCTGAAGACCAAGGGGGACAAGGATAAGTCGCTGATGGCCGACGGCAAGTACCGCAAGCTGCCCGTGTACGGCAGGAACCTGTTGCTGGGATCGGGGAAGGAGGTAAGTAACTCTAGTTACAAAATCGCTGGTTATTGGTTGGCGGAACAGATACCCGATGGGACGCAGGTCACTGTAACTATATGGGGTGAGATAGGGGACGGCAAAGAGTCGTTAGACTTATTTAATTCTGGAGCGTATGTGGGGTCATTAGCCAAGTTTCTTCCTACAGATTTTGTAAATGGGAAAGCTCACAAGACATTTAAATGGCTTACTACTTTAGTTGGTCATCAAGCGGATAATACACGTCTTGTTATATTTACCACTCCAAATACAGTTACCTCTACCTCCACCATCCACAAGATCAAGCTCGAGTACGGCGACATCTCCACCGAGTGGACCCCCGCTTGGGAGGACATCCCTGATATAGAGGAGCGGTACGCCTACGGTGTAGAGTGGGACATGGCATCGTCAAGCCCGGACGGGAAGCGTGTGGGTAATATGCAACTACATCGGGAGTTGCCGGTGCAGAGTAAGATAAGAGGGTGCGTGTTAGATAATAGCGGGGGAGTGAAAAAATATTTAGGAGCATCTTCTTGGTCACAAGAGGATATGTCTATAGATTATCTTTTAGAGGCTATAATGGCAGAAATGGATAGGTTTTGGATTCGTTTCTACATAAAAGGCCTTAAGTTTGGATGTATGATGTCTGATACTCCTATGCCCGGATATACCTATATTAATAAACGTTATATGAGTGCTTTCGAGGGAGGAATAGATAGGCCGTCGATGACTTTATTGTCTGCCTATGGAGTAGGTAGCACAAACGTAAATAGAAGAGGTGGCGACAACACCGCCGACTGGGACGGCACCTACCGTTCCTTATTGGGTTGTCCCGTCACCCACCTCACCCGAGACCAATTCCGGCAAGCCGCAAGGAAAAGAGGCAGCGGATGGGAAATGTATACCTACAACGCCCACAAGATCCTGTTCTGGCTATTCGCCGTCGAGTACGCCACGCTGGACAGCCAGAAGCCTTTCAACGCCCAGAAGGACGCTAACGGTTTCGCCCAAGGTGGCCTAGGTCCGGGACCGACGCAAATGACGGATTGGACTAACTTCAATAACGCGAATCCCCTTATCCCATGCGGCTATACCAACGAGTTCGGGAACGGCTCGGGAGAGAAGGCATATGTGGTGAAGAACGCTTCCGGCGGTACTCATGCCACATTGATGGCTAACAGGTATCGTGGTATAGAGAATCCGTTCGGCCATATCTGGAAATACACCGATGGGGCCAACATACAAGTCACCACGGGTGATTCCGGATTGTCTATCTTATGGACTACCGATGACCCGTCAAACTTCAGCGATACATCTTACATAGGCTATAACAAGAAAGGCAACATCTGCCGTACCAATGGTTATGCCAAGAAGATGCTCCTAGGTGAGGATGGTGATATCGTAGCTACGGAGATCGGCGGTAGTAGTTCTACCTACTGGTGCGACTACTACTACACCTACACATCGGCTAACCGCATGCAGGTGGTGCTGGTTGGCGGTAGTGCGGGCGGCGGGTCGGTTGCGGGCCTCGCTTGCGTGCCTACGGATAATGCGCCTTCCGGTGCGTATCGTTACCTCGGTTCGCGCCTTTGCTTTTTCCCCGAATTTCGTAAAACGTCGGCGTAGCCGCACGTCTCACGTCGGGAATTTTTTTGTATAACGTTTAATGAGGATAAAAATGGAAGAAGAAAAGAATAAAGATGACGGCAGCTTGTCGTTCTTGAATATCCCAAGGGATAAGAACTCAAGGCATTTTAATTGTCCGGAGATCACCCAACAGAAGTTGACGAATCTCACGTTCTGGGTAATTGATTACATGGATGGTGTGTCCACCAAGTTCGGGAAAGACAGGGCGCTTGTCATGATCAAGGAGAATCTAGAGGATAAGGATAGTGATGCCAAGAAATTCTTTACGAACTCCCAAGAGATCAAGTACGTTCTTGGTAAGATAAAGGAGATGGACAAGTTCCCTAGGAAAGTGACGATGCGAGCCTCCGGGAACAGGTATTATCTCGAATGACGGAATGAGGGTCGATCATCCCTAGGTGGTGCTGGTTGGCGGTAATGCGGACAACAGGTCGAATGCAGGCCTCGCTAACGTGAATACGAATAATGCGCCTTCCGATGCGAATCGTAACATCGGTTCACGCCTATACTTTTAGAGAGGGGAAAAGATATTTAGAGAACAAACAGGGATGGTGGCCTCGCCTCTTGGCGAAAAAAGTCTCCCCATATAAAGGGTGTTGGTAGGGAAACCGAAGACTCCCTATGATAAAAAGCAAATTAATGACAATAAAATGAAGAGAATAGGGGATTTATTTGATAAGATAGCGAATATGGACAACTTGATACTTGCGGACATGAAAGCCCGAAGGGGAAAGAAGGATTCATACGGTATAAGGTTGTTCGACAAGGACAAAGAAGGTAATCTAAGCCGTTTGCTAAAGTCTCTGCTGGATGGCACGTTCAAGACTTCCAAGTACCGGACTGATACCATCTATGAGCCAAAAGAAAGGATCATCTTCAAGCTCCCTTATTATCCGGACAGGATATTGCATCATGCCATAATGAACGTCATGGAACCTATATGGGTTTCCGTGTTCACGGCTGATACGACATCATGCATCAAGGGAAGAGGGATAACGGAGGCGTATAAGAGGACAAGACGGGCTTTGTCCGATCGTGAATCCGTCTATTGCCTCAAGGTTGATATCCGCAAATTCTATCCGTCAATAGATCATGAGGTGTTGAAAGGCATCGCTCGGAAGAAGATCAAGGACGATCGCTTGCTTATGTTGTTGGATGAGATCATCGATTCCGCTCCCGGCGTTCCGATCGGGAACTATCTTAGCCAATATCTTGCGAATCTTTATCTCGCCTATCTGGATCACGAGATAAAGGAGATTATAGATATAAGGCATTATATCAGATACGCGGATGACATGACTTTTTTCCATCATGATAAGTGTTTCTTGAGAAACGTATTACTTCCGTGGCTTATCGATAGATTGGCCGTGTTGAAGTTGGAGCTGAAAGGGAATTACCAGATATTTAAGATTGCTGAGAGAAGATCGGATAAAAGCGGCCGTGGTATAGATTTCGTGGGGTTCGTTTTCTATAAGGAGCATATACGGATAAGGAAGAGGACTAAGCAAAATCTATGTCGTGCGGCGGCTAGATTGAATAAAGTCCCGAATATATCCTTAACGGAATACAAGGCAGGTCTAGCCGGTTGGCTGGGCTGGATATATGATAGCGATAGCAAGCATTTAGCTAAGAAAATTTTAAAACCAGAGTTTTATGAAGCGATCATGGAGCGACACAATGCCGCCTAGAATAGAGCGGGACGGTGACGGTTCCTACCTGTACCGGTGGGAAATTATAGAGGAGACAAGGGAGATGGGTGACGATATGGCCCCCGTGATCTCCTATAGTTACAACGAGGTCAGGGTATGGCCCACGTTGACGGCCAACAAGATATTGGAGGCCTGCATTAACGCCCTATGGGACAAGGACGTGGAGCAAAAGAAGCTGAACGACTACAACGCCGCCCAGCTAGGCATACTGGACTTGTCATACGTGGAGTCTTATAAGACGTTCCTTAACGAGAGGAAGGCGTTGAAAGACCGTGTGGATAGCGATTTCGCCGAGTGGGAGGCGGCGAGAGAGGAGGAGAGCATAATGGTTTTATAACTAATTAAAAAGGATCGGAAGAATGGATTGGACGATGATGTTAACCGCCGTATTAACCTTTGTTGGAGGAGGTGGTCTTGGAGCAGTGCTGATGTTTCCGCAAAAGAGGAAATCGGCCGAGTTGGAGAATGAGACGAAAGCGAGTGAGCAATGGAAGGAATTGTATATCAAAAGTCAGGAGGAAAAGAAAGGTTTGAGCAATCTTATAGATAAACTATACGACGATCAGGGACATTTTCGTGACGAGAATAACCGTCTTACAACCCAGATAGCGGTATACAAAGTACTTAAATGCAGAGATTTGAAATGTACCAATAGGAATCCTCCTATCGAGAACAATATAAATAGTGAGGATAAGGAGGATAAAGATTGCGATAAAGAAGGCTCCCCGAATCCAAATGGATAGGGGGAGCAAGAAAACTTTAGCTTCCTGTCTTTCTCAAGTGAGGATAGCAAGGTTAACAAAGTGTACAAATGTAATAATAAAATTATAGATATGGCAAATGAAAAATTACCTAGGGGACTTAGGCACAATAACCCCGGAAACATTCGGATCAATAGTGATCTCTTTCAAGGCGAGATACGACCTAGCAAGGACAAGTCGTTTAAGCAGTTCAATACGATGGCATACGGTTACAGGGCGATCTTCAAGATCCTGTCTAACTATTACCGGAACTATAAGCTGGACACGATCCGCAAGATGATAGGAAGATGGGCGCCGGAAAACGAGAATGATACGGACGCTTACATTAAGGCCGTATCCGATTACGCCGGTATCCCGGCTGATGATCCTATCAACATCAACGATCGTGAGCAGATGATCCGGATCGTGGCCGGGATGAGCAAGGTTGAGAATGGGAGAGAGGCTGAAATGTCGGACGTTATAGCTGGATGGAATTTACTTTAACAATAACAAGACCTAATGCTGTAGAGGTAAGCGTAAAATAAGATGAAAAAATATATTGGAACAAAACAGATTGAAGCAGAACCTATGACAATGGGCGAAGCTTTTGAGAAAGGATTGCTTAAAGCGGGAAGAGTACCTAACGAAAGCGAGAAGTCAAATGCTGGCTATCATGTGAAGTATCAAGACGGTTACGAGTCATGGAGTCCAGCAGGGCCATTCGAGAAGGCTTATAAGGTCTGTGAGACGTTTACGGATCGTCTCCAAATAGAATTGTCCGAATTATCCGATAAGCAAGAAAAGCTAGGTAAGTTTTTTGGTACGGATATGTTCAAAGGATTGTCAACGCAAAAGCAAGTATTGCTACGTGCACAATTCGGAGCGATGGAAGCTTATAGGCAAATCCTTATTGAGCGCATCCGTATTGAGGAAATCGCAAAATGAAACCGTGGCATATCATATTAATACTAGTGTGCTTGGTAGCCAGTTTCACGGCTGGCTACCATATCCGGGGGGATGTGACTGATAAAGTCGTGTCTAAATCTGATACCGTATTAATAACCGACACGATCCATGACAGTATCCCGTATCCTGTTTACGAGACATTGGTGCGGACGATACCAGAGCCTTTTCCTGTCTACATTACATTAGACGGTGACACGATTAAGGAACCTATATATGTCCCGGTGCCGATAACTCAAAAGGAGTACAAGACGGATGATTACCGGCTGTCAATATCCGGCTATAAGCCTAATCTTGATTACATCGAGGTTTATAGAAGGACTGAGTATATAACCAAGACGATCAACCCACGTAGATGGGGAATCGGAGCGATAGCCGGTTATGGAATCGGTAAACACGGGTTGTCTCCCTATGTCGGGATAGGCGGGTTCTATAGGATTTGGTGAGGCTTCCGTGGCTCACACCCGGGAAACCTCTGATAATAGAATGAATGCGTTATATGAATAACAAGGGCTGACGTTTTTTTGTTCATGATAATTTATATTAGTTTGATGGTGACTTCGTGAGAACGAACCGGAAAGGGAAGATAAAGAAAAAGAATCTTCCCTAAATAATCGGATCGGAAGTTTGATTATTTTTTCATGCCACGCACGACGGGAAGATTCTTGTATGTCTTTCTGCCGTGCATTTTTTGTGCCCGGCTTTGATAGTAAAACAAACCACGAAATAAAAAGTTTATGAATAAGGTGGAAATTTTTTACAAGAAAGTGATAGAGGCAGTCTGCAAGGAGTGCGGGACCGATCCGGTAATGATGTTTAGCAACAACAAGGAGAGGAACGTTGACGCTAGGGGAGTGGCTATAACCATACTGGCCGATCGCAAGTTGAGCGACAATATCATATCCGATCTGACTGGAATGACGAGGCAAGCCGTCAACCGGATGCGTAACTTGTACCCGGACAGGATAAGGAGGAGTTATTTCCTGAGAGGAGTATTAGAAAGCGTGAAGGAAAAATTAGCTATAGAAAATCCTCTATATTCGTGAACTTTTTTGATCTTAAAATAGTTGTATATACGAAATAGTGGAAAAATAGTTATCGTTTTGTTTGGAGATAGTAGAATTATAGTTACCTTTGCCCCTATCAAACCTTCGTTGTTTGTTATCTTTTTTTATAATTAAAAAAGAAAGGAGGCCAAATGGTAATGAGAGTCAAGGATGTTATATCCTTACTTGAAGAAAACGGATGGCGTTTTGTCCGGATGCGTGGAGATCATAGGATTTACTATAGGAAAGGAGCCAGAAGACCCATAGTAATTCCGGGTAATCTCAACGATGATCTAAAGGAAGGGACGTTGAATTCCGTTTTAAGGGAGGCAGGACTTAAATAGTCCTGCTGATGCCGCCTCCAGAAAACTTTTGAATTAATACATGAAAAACATAAGAAGAAAAAAAGACAAAAATGTATGCACACACTAAGAGTTATCATTGAACGGGCCGACAATAATTACTCGGCTTATATTGATGGTTTGGATGGTATAATAGTTACCGGTAAAACTATTGATGAGATAAAAATGGGTATGATAGAATCTATTGATACCTTTGTTTCGGAATGTGAGGAGCTAGGCTGTGATATTCCGGAAGAGTTGCAAGGTGATTACGAGTTGGTGTTTAAAATGGATGTACGGTCATTGTTGGAGTTTTATTCTGGCATATTTTCAAAGGCTGGTTTAGAACGTATTACAGGGATAAATCAAAAACAACTATGGCATTATGCTTCTGGAGGGAGAAATCCTAGACCCGAACAAAGCTTAAAATTGGAAAAAGCCTTGCATAAATTAGGAGAAGAGCTCCTTTCCATATCATTATAAAGCCTCCCTTAAAAGGTAAAAGCGTCGTCAATACAAATTGGCGGCGCTTTTTTTGTCTCATCCCCTTCCGCAAAGAACTAGCAACAACCTCGCAACAAGCTAGCAAGGAGATATTTATTTAGCAAAGCCCTTCTCATGATTTTTGTCGTGTCCGGTAATGGTGCCGGATTAACGACAAAAATTAAAGATAATGGATAGAAATTATTTTATCGGTACTCCCGAAGGAGGCAATTCCGGTGGAAGTAAGTTTGACATCATGGCCTTTCTCCCGAGCTTGATGGGCGGTGGTGGAAAATCATTGGACCCCAATTTGGTAGCGGCTTTGATGAACAATAAGGGCAATCAAGACGCTTGGGGCGGTGGTGGTTGCTGGTGGATCTGGATCATCCTCCTGTTCTTCGTATGGGGAGGCTGGGGTGGCAACGGCTTCGGCAACAACGGGGCTAACGGATTACCGGCTCAATTGAACAATGACGCTGGTCGTGAATTGTTGATGAACGCTATCCAAGGAAACGGAACGGCTATCAGCCAATTGTCATCTTCCTTGAATTGCTCTACCCAGCAATTACAAAACGCTATCTGCCAGATCCAAGGACAGATCCAGAGCGTGGGTAACCAAGTAGGCATGAGTTCTCAACAAATCATTAATGCCGTCCAAAGTGGTAACAATCAATTATTGAGCCAGATCGCCGAGTGCTGCTGCACGGTTAACAACAACATCACTAAGATGGGCTACGAGAACCAATTGGCTAGCTGCAACCAGACAAACACGCTGGTGAATACGATGAACAACAACACGTTGACTCTCCGTGACTCAGGTCTGCAGAACACCCGTGATATCATCAACGAGGTTCGTGATTTCAAGAACTTGTATCAACAAGACAAGATGGATCGCTTGACGGCGGAGAACCTAGCCTTGAAAGGACAGATCTCCCAAAGCAACCAGAACGCCTATTTCGCCGCTACTCTACAGGCGCAGACCGCCCCTCTAGGTAACGCCTTGGGTGATTTGAGCTCAAGATTGGCCAAGATCGAGTGTAACCAGCCGGAGGTGGCAAAGGTTCCTTACTCCCCCGTGGTAGGCATACCCACTTGCGTGGCCGCCCAGTACGGATTAGGCCTAGGTCTCGGTAACTGGGGAAACTTCGGCAACGGATGGGGATAATGAGTTAATAACCTAAAAATAAAGAGTTATGGCATTCATTAGTCCTTTCATAATGGCGAACAAGAACGGTATCCCACGTTTGGAGAGCACGGGCGTTACGGTCGGGACGACCAACGTTCGTTTCTCCTTCCGCAATCACCCGTTCCTGTCAGCCCCGTTTAGCGGGTTGATCTTGTTTCGTCTGGCCCAGCCTATCCCGACTGGTACTACCGGGACATTGCCGGTAGTGTTTGACACGAACGGCTCCACGCAGGCGCTAACGACCATTAACGGCGCAGATGTCACGGCATCCGATATAACCGGCACCGGAATCTACTTGTGTTACTATGAGTCGGGCAATAATACGCTCCAGATAATGACGGGAGTGGTGTGAGAGAGTATCAACGAGAGACCGGAGCGATCCGGCTCTCATAAAAACCAAGAAATATGTTCAAGAATCAGAGACAAGGGAATCCTTTATATATCCTTCATAAGGGGAATACGCCGTTTTGTGAGGTTGGAAGCATAGTCAGCGTGTCCCCTCCGAGACCGGAGAATCCAAATTTCAATATGTATGGTCCGCAAGCTAAAATCGTGGTGGACATAAAGGCCAAGGTAGGTGAGGACAACGTCAGCTTCTCCAACGTCTTGTCCGACGTCACCATTACGGATTACCCCACTACAAACGGGGAGAAACTGGTTGTGTCATGCGATCTAGGTGCCCTGAATACGGAGATCAACGCCATGATGCAGCAAAGCCGACAGGCACTTGACAGCATCGATTACCATAAATCCGTGATTGAGGGGTGCGAGAAGATGCTGGTAATACTGAACCCTGAGTTTGCCCGGGAGAAGGAGAGGGAGAGTGAGATCGCTAACATGAGAAACGAGATGTCCGATCTGAAGGAGGCTAACGCAAGGTTGGTTGCCATGATGGAGCAACTTGTCGGTTCCGTGAACGGTAATAATAACAAGAATAAAAAAACAGAGTGATATGGGAACATATAGCAGAAAACTGAGAGAGCTGATCGAGGAATTCGACGCCATGGAAGACGAGGATATGTTGGAACTGGCGAAGGAGGCCTATAAGCTTGGCTGTAAGGAAGGAAAGCGGAAGGCCATGGAAGGCTATGGCAACCGTATGGAGGAAGACGAAGACGATGAGTTCGAGGACGACGACGAGTTCCGTGAGATGTGGGAGCGTGGCGGCTACGGCAACCGTGGCGGCGGTCGTGGATCATCCGGTGGCGGTTATGGCAATCGCCGTGGGGTGCCGGGCACCGGACGCTACTCGAGACGATATCGTAGATAACCATGAGGGGGGGACCGGTTTCCCCCTCCTAAAAAACAGAGGAATATGAGACTAGATATGTATGATGATTTCCCTTCCGGCATGCGATCCTACCTGAAGGCGTATGGCTGGCATTTCTCCAAGGCCATGTGCGATTGGGCCGTATCCATGATGGAGAAGGAGGACGGAAACGGGAAGAAGGTCAAGATAACCCCTTTCACGAAGGAACAGGTGGATGAGATGCTGAAGAAGTATAGCGTGGACGTGAAGAAAAAGGGTGGATACGACTATGTTTACGCCGCCAACATGTGCAAGGCCGATTATCTTGGCTCCTCCGTGCCTAACGAGCAGTACGCCGCTCTTTATGTCAAGAACGTCTGCGACGATCCGGACGCTTACGACGGGATAGTGTTCACCCGGTTCTACGCTGATTGCATCGGTTCCGGCACGCCTATAATCTGGGAGGAGATGATGTGATGGGAGGCTGGGGCTACATACTGAGGATCTTGAAGGGAGAGTCCCCCAAGGACGTGCTGGCGAGTATGCCGGAGAAGGATTTTGACAAGGTATCCGAGGTGGTGGGCAATCTCAAGGCAACCAATCTCACCCGGCAACAAAGGAGGAGGATAGAGCGGGAGTTCAAGACGGTAAGGAGATGATACGACGGGATTACCATATCAAGAGATACGATTGGGTGATCCACGTGCTGTATAACGTCACGTGCTCGAGGACATCCGATATCATAGCCCTATTGAGGAGGGTCGGTTGCCCGGAAAGCAAGATACGGGAGGCTTATGGCAACGTAGGCTCCTGCAAGCTGGACGTGGGACTGACCTATTCTAATTACCGCAGCCGGGAATCCGTCATGGTGATAGGCCGGACCTCGTCCTATAGGGAGTTCGCTAATTCCCTGTTCCATGAGTGCCGCCATTTGACGGATCATATGTCCTTGGCCTTGGATATGGAGATCGGAGGGGAGCCTATCGCTTACTTGTCTGGCGATATAGGAGCCTTGATGTCCGATGAGATAAGGATGTTCATCTGCGATTGCCATCGTCACAGGAACGATATAAACGATGAGTTATGGGAAAGAAAAAAGAAGATAAAAAGAAAAAGGAATCCGTAAGACGGGAGATAGACCTCCTCACGGATTCCTTGGATTTCGAGCCTGTCAACTTCTATGAGGTGATGGCTCGGATTAGACACTTGATGTGCCTGTTATAATGAATCTGTCTCAATGACGGATTTAAGAGATATGGGGTCGTCTTCCCACGTTAAGTATTTACCTGTTAATTTATAAATACTGCCTTTTGGAAGTACGATCGCCGAGTTGTGATCCTCGACGGAAAAATATTCCTCGTCATGCGCCGATCTCTCGTCCGTCCATACCTCTCCTTGCCGCACGGGGAAGTTATCAAGGATAACCTCGTCACCATTCTTGTTTACGGCCAAGAACACTATCGTTTGCTTGCCTAACTTCATGACATATTATAGTTTACTTATTCCTCGATTTGATTGGCTCATCAAGTATTTTTATCGACAATAGCGGATCTTTCTCCGTTAAAGTGTTCCTTAATTTTCATCATTATGAAGTCGAAGTGATTTCTAAATTCTTTGGTATGAGTAAACACGGGAAAATCTATATCAGACAAGTTCATATTTACAATATCGCTCATACACTTTACATGCTCGGAATGAGCCTTATTATAACCTATCCTATAAGCATCCATAACCAACCTTCTGACATCCATCCGGTCTATTGATTCTGGCTGTGGATCACACACCTTTTTTGAATGTTCAATCGCTAGCATTGTAACTTTTTTCTTTTTCATGTTCATATCTTCTTAAAATTGAATTTCTAATTGTTTTTTATTAGCCAAATAGATGGCTTTGCTTACTCCGGAACACCACCAATTAAAGGCATCTTCGGCAGAGTCGAACTCTAAGTACTTTCCGTATAAAGTCCGTAGCTTTTCTATTGTATTGATATATGCTCGACGGTGTAGTGGATACATTCGAAATTCTGAACGTTGGCCTTTACTATTCATAGGGCAACCAATACAACCTATTCTATCCATGATTTTGTAAAGAGGACAAACGGGAATATTTCTCATTTTCAGAAACTCGAAAACTTCCGAAGTTGTCCAGTCGAGAATGATAGAAAGTAAAGGTTTATCGCATCCCAGCTTGCAATCGGAAGTAAACTCTTTACGTTTTGCCCGGCGTGCGCTTTCTTCTTTCCTTATACCGATTACTACAAGTTCATTCAATCCTCTTCGTTCTTTGATTACTTCACAACAGTATCGACGATTCCGGAGGGGTAACATCTTCTTTTTAAGAATAAGATGAAACATCGTTTTTTCCGGATACAGCCAAGTCACATCGGGATAGTTTGACCGGATAAACCGAAGTACTTCCATCGGGTCTACAGACGTTTTGTAGAAATAGGCATTGAACTTCACTCCAGCCATCTGGCAAAGCTCATAGATTACCTGTGAGTCTTTGCCTCCGGAAAAAGCCACATGAAAACCGCTTGGAGAGTATTTCAAAGCAAGTTTTTCATACTTCTGTAGGGTTTCAATGGCCTTATCTATTTTGCTTTGCAACATGATTCAGTTTTTATTAGTTTTACGTTAATCAATTTCTTTGATAAGCTCACTCACCAACCATTCAGGTGGAATAGCTCTTGCTTTACAGAAATTTTCAATATCTTCTCTCTTAATGTCAGACACCTTATGTCCTCGAATGGTAAACTCTCTTTGGGGAACTTCTATTTTCCTCCGATTTGAATATCCATATTTATCTTTATAATCATTCATATTTTCTTAGATGTTAATTCCGTAAGTATTCTTATCCTCTTTTGATACATTATACCAATTTTCTCCGGAGACTATACCATTAATACCTTCACCTTGCAAATCCGATCTATCTTTGATTGTCTCAGAGATAACCTTGATTTTAGGATAGGTCCCGGTGTAAATTGTTGGAACCGGCTTTACCGCCTGAACTTCAAAAATGGGAGGCAATCCTTCACCCAGAAGGTTATCCGGAACAACGGCCATTATTATCATTTTCCCTTCGGGAGCCTTCTGGCATATCATGTTGAAATATTCGTTCTTCATACTTTATATTCTTAGCTGTTAGTTATTCTTTGAAATCCAGTTATCAGTATCACAGTGAAAGCAATATCCGGTTTTAGGATGCTCCGCACCGTCTTTTGCTCCACAGGTTCCACAATAATACTCCTTGTCATATTCCGGGGAAAGACCTTTATTCCGTTCTTTGATAACGGCTTTTCTTTCTTCAAGCATCATCATTTTATCGGGATTACGACTCAAATAAAACTTTCTGACTTTCCGTATTTGTTTCTCAAACAGATCGTCAGATTCGGCAATTTGTTTTGATGTATATTTGCTCATGATTCGTTGTTTTTTAATTATGAGCCTTCCCGTGAAGGCTCGGTTAATACTATTCCTCAAGATCGGGTATAGGCATCCACATATCACATTCATAATCTCCGTAATCTTCAAACTCAAAATCCCCGGATGTTGCGACACGTGGAGGTTTCCCGGCTTCAACAACTATATAACCACTAACTATTGCTCCATTTGATACCATCCTGCAAAGAACCATCTCATTTTCTTTAGGTAATCTTTCTTTAATGCTTACCCACGGGGATTGCTTTGCCAGCCATTCGGCACCTGCTTTGAAGTCCTCACGACAATTATCTTTGCGAAGCACATAGTCATCCGCATCCACTTCTTTGAGAACATTCTTGCGAAAACTCGTTTTTCTTATGGCGTAATCCTTTGCCGCTTCTTCTACTGTCTGTCTCATATCAATCTTGCTCATATTTATTTCTCCTTTTTATAACTTTTACAAATGTTACTTCTTGATCCGGATTTTCTGCCTCAAACCTAAATTTCTCGTTATAGAAGTCTATGAGTTCATCGAGGTCTGTAAATTCCTTTTCCACGTTATCGATGTAGTATGTCGTTTTTGGCTTGCCGTATGATAGCTCGTCTTTTCTTGGGGTGATAGTAACAGCGGAAATCTTGTTAACGTCATCCCTGTACTTAACAATTCCACTACCTTCCATAGACATACAGGACAATATCCTTAATTGTAAATCATCACGTGTGATCATCATTACCTCCTTTCAGTAGTTCGGGATTGTCATAAACATTACCTATTACTTTAATTTCTCTTTTATAATCAGTCCACCAGCAAGGACTAACTTGCTGCCAATGACGAGTTTTAAGATCACAGCCCAAATCCGTAAGATTAGCCAAGCAATAACTCGCCCATTCATCTATGTACTTAATCAATTTAGGATATTTGCCATTCACGCTGATAATGTCCCCCTCGTAAATCACCTTTCCGCTCTTGTCTTTTAAGCCTGTGAACTGGCCTACGGTGTCTTTATGAATGTAATCCCATTCCATAAAAAACGGAGAGGCAGAGCCTTCATTGAATACTCCTTCATTTTTTATGATTATCATATTTTGCATTTCTGTCTCTAAATTCTTTAGTGTCGTAAGCATACCATGTACCCATTTCCCGCTTGTCGTACTTTTTCCTCTGAATTTAATCTCACGCATTTTGTACTCCTTTCTCTAAAATATCCTCACAAGCTCTACTATCGCACCTAATCGGCTTTTGATGGAAGGAGCACCAAGCCTCTCCGTTTGCGTCTTCATCCTCGATAAGTCGGCAATCGCCGCATTTATCTGTTAGGAATTTCTTGTCAAGGCATCCTTCCTTGATAAGCCATTCGATCATTTCGGCGATGGCATCAAAAAGGCTCTCTCTGCAATATGACTGGGCAAGGTTACTTCCTGCGGAATACTTTATCGTAAATTCTTTATCTCGTGGAAGTATGAATAGGTAATAGTTATATCCCTCATATTCTATTTGATCGGGCATCATCCCGATTAGATAGGATAGAGACCAAGCCGGGCAATCGTCTTGGTATGAACGATCGTAATACTGGCTATCTCTAAGAAGTATAGTTTCTGTCAAAGTGTATGTCTCTCCGTATACATTATAGAAAAACTTTCCTTTTTCGTCTTTACGGATATCCTCCCATGGTGCTATATTACTTTCATCGTCAACATATAGTAAAACCATGTCTGCCGTATCCGGTCTCACCCCGGCCTCTAATAGCCGGGCTGATTGTTCTTTATTCGTGCAAATTTGATTCATGATTGTTTATTTAATTAATTCAAACTCGTAAACTATAACATATGGATTCGATTCCCACGTTCCCTTACCGCTTATCTTGTCTATCAAAGTCCCGTAAGCCTCTCGTGGTGATTCTCCCAACTCGTAATACTGAATTCCGTAATATCTTTTGATAACTCTTAGCCTTTCTCCATAATAACCATTTTGCAGTACCGTATGCGCCTCGAACTCTCCGGATACTTCGGTTATGCCTTCTTTCAAACAGTCCTCGTCCGATATGTCTTGCATCCGTTCTATCTTTATGTTGGTTATGCGGATACGGTATGGCATTAACTCCGCTTTGACAAACATCTTGTTGAAATATCCGCTTCTTTTCGGCATTACAGGATAACCGTCTTCATCGAGTTCATAATCAGGGAAATTGCCGCATTGACTGTAACTTTGCGCTATGGCAACTTCTTCTCTGATTTTATACCGAGTATTTCTAGTGACAAGGAGATAACCGTCATCGGAATAAATACAAATCTTATTATCCTCTATTTTCGGATATGAACCCTCATAGTTATAAAGATAAAATCTTATATTGCAATCGAGCTCAAGTCTCCTTGTATGTGTTTTTATACCTTCAAGAACTAACTTGGTTAGGTTAAATCGATCATTGAACATTATTTTATTCATGCTTTATCCTCCTTCACCTCTAAAAATATTACATCTTGATTGTCTTCTCTTTGTAAATCCAAACAAGCCATATTTGCGCATTCTTCTTTCTTTCTGTTGAAGAAATAGCAGTCAATACAAAGACCCTCGCAAACCTTTAGATTAACCTTCCCTTGACGGAACGTCTCGCCTATAGCGTATTCTTTAGCCATATCTTTCCCTCAATTTATCGATGTAAGATAAGTACCATTCACGAGCTTTCCTCTTGGCTTTTTCTTCATCTTCAATACCTTCATAGAACTCATATTCCTTGGAAAAAGGATCATGCTCAATAAATTCCTCGGTCTTGCAGAACGGACAAGGGATATCACCCTCTCCATATAGTTCTCCGTTTTCGTTACATTTATCCAAATCCCATAAATATCCATTGATACAACGTGCGTCTGGATAAGATGCGCCGAAAAAGGGAAACTCAAGACATTGTTTTATTTTCTCTTCCATATTTACCCCTCCTGAATAATTACACATTCTATCTCTTCGTCCCATGTGACATCCACCGGATCGTACTCATACTCTCCATCGGACGTGCGGATCATTACCTCCGCTTCCGGGTCTTGCTCTTGGAGAAGAGCTATTAGTTCTTTATTTCTCATGACTTATTTATCGAATTTGATTTGGTACAGGTGGAAACAATTCTCATGTAGGTTGACAAATTCATTACGTGGAGGGAATATCTGCGCTACCTGCATGCTGTCCGGCATGAACTTGTATCGTATCTCTTTCAGTTCGTAATATCCGAGCGTGTGATTGGCGGATACGGACAGATGCCATTCACCCATTTCCTTATTTATGAGGATGTCCTTTCCTTTGTAGGTGAACATACCCGTCTCGTAAACTCCGTGCTCATCCTCGATATGCTCATATATGAAATCGATCGGAAGCATCGTAAATGCCATTGGTAATGGCCGTTTATATTTCTTCAATTCCTCATTTGTCATTTTCTCTGTTTTTTTATTTATCTCATCATGGATGAATGCATCTTTCAACTACGATGAATGATTAAACCTTATTTGTTTTAGCGAACACCACGCTTTCGTGATCTGGCCTCAGATGGGCCATGCAAGCAGATGAGTACTCGCAGAATCTCGCTCCCTCGTCCCGGAAGACGCATCCCCTGCACGGGATCTTGTTCTGGCCGTTGTAGTACGGCCTGTACTTTTCCACGATAATTTTCATGTCTCCTACCAACACGATCAAACCGGTAGGGGTGTTCTTCAGTCTGTTGATTATTTCCATGATCTGTTTTTTAAAATGGCATGTCCTTGTCACAACTCCCGTAATCGTAGAACTTGGTCATGCCGTCATTATGCTTAAATTTCACTAATCCAGTGGCCCCATCTCTATTCTTGGCCACGATCAACTCTCCGTAATTGCGTTCTACGTTGCCGTTCTTGTCCTTGACCTCGATCTTGTAATACTCCGGTCTATGAATGAACATTACGATATCAGCGTCTTGCTCGATAGCCCCGGATTCCCTAAGATCGGATAGGAGGGGTTTCTTGTCCGGTCTGGCCTCGTTCCCCCTGTTCAATTGGGATAAGAGCAAGAAGGGAACCTTTAACTCCTTCGCCGTGATCTTGGCGGTTCTGGACATCTTAGCTACCTCACGTTCACGGCTTCCTTCCCGTTCACCGCTCTCCGCCAATTGGAGATAGTCGGCCATGATTATCCCGCACTTGCCTTGTTTCTTCAGTATTTTACATCGTGACCGGATATAGTCCATCGTCACGCACGGGTTGTCATCGACGTAGATCGGAAGTCTCCAAAGCTCATTCACTGCCGTCTCTACCTTGTTGATCTCCTCGTTTGTCATATACCCGGACTTGAACCGTTCCGGATCTACGTCGCACTCGGATAGGATCAACCTGTTAGCCAAGCTTATGTCTGACATTTCAAGCGAGAATATAGCCACGGGCGTGTTGGATTTTGCCGCTGATTTGGCCAAGTGAAGCATCACGGCGGTATTGTGGGTGACTATGTAGTCGTCCGTTATGTACAAGGCCTTCTCATGCGATACCGATATGCACTGGCATTCAACCCTGCGGTTGGTCGGTGTCACGGACATCACGGTCAAAGGTTTGTTCCTCCGGTCTGGCCTCACTCTGTTGAATTTCCTTGGGAGCGTGAAGCATTCCCTAGGATTGTCCGCTACGATCACGAGCCTGAAACTGTTCCTTTTCCGCTCGCCATAAAGGAATGAGCGTCTTTCTCTCAAGGAACATTTATATCCTAAAGACCAGCAAAGTGTTTGTACGCCTCTCGCCAATTTAGCGCTCGTGGTGTTGTAGCATATAGCCCCATTCTTGTCTATATCCCCGTCTGTATCGAGAAGACCGTTCAACAGCTCAACCCTTTGATCCCTGCATGCGTCAATGTACATGTCCGGGATGAACTTCTCGTAGGAATGGACATTCAACAATCCTAGGCTCTTTAGCTCTGACAGGTATTTATTGACCTTCCTGTTCTCCTTGTTGGTCACTAGGAAGCGATCATCCGACACGATAACATCGTAGTCGACCATACCTTGGATCTTATCAGCGATGAACTTGTCCGGCTTGCACCAGCTAACCCCCTTGCTCAAGACTCCATCTCCTAGCAAGACTCCCATGAGATATGGGTGGATCACGAAATCTTTCTTTTCTCCGAATATCCCGGAGAAACGAGGAATGCTTATTCTGCCGGAATATCTTTCCTTGCTTATCAAGTCCATAAGCTCTAGGGTAGATACGACCCTTTCGGCCTTGGCGTTGAACTTGGAAGATATTACGCTCCACAAGTGGCTGCCACAGCATTCGATCTTGCGACCGTCCGAGAACTCGACCATGTATGTCTTGACATGTCCTTGCGGGAATATGCCGGTCACACGTGATTCAGCCCCGTCTACGGAGCAAACTTGGTCGCCTATCGCAAGATCCTTGTTCAGTTTCCATCCTGAAGGTGTCAATACCTTGGCATCCATCCTTAGAGCCTTTCCCATGGAGGGCCTAGCCGCTATTATCACCAAGTTTCCCGGCTGCCATCCGTTCGTGATCTTGTTCAGGTCGTGAAGACCCGTGTCAACACCGGATCGGATGTTTTTCCTCGCCATCTCCACACGCTTGTATAAACCGTTCATGGAGCCTTTAAGGGCCTTGGATATATGCTCGCCATTAGACTTGCCGATAAGTTCCTCCATGAGGGTCTCTGAGCCGTTTATGGCCTTGTGAAGAACGTCCCCTATATCCTCGTTGGAATAGATGGCGTTCTCTAGGTCGTTGGCGATAGCTAGCCCCCTCCTCTGTATGGACCGCTCCTTGACGATCATGGCATGATCCAGTATATGGGCCGAAGACCCGATCTTGGAGGTAAGGGAGGCTATGTATATCGGCCCCCCAATACTCTCAAGCTCCCCGGATGACAGCATCGCTTGGGTGACCGTCATCATGTCTATGGGCTTTCTCTCCTTGTATAGCCCGGATATGGCCTTGAATACCGATTGGTTCCTCTTGTCGTAGAAATCGGCCTCAGATAGTTCCGAGGCGATTTTCTCGAAAGCGTCGCTCTCTATGAGGCAAGCCCCTAGTATTATCTGTTCTATCTCCTTGGCTTGGGGAGGTAGTTTCCCGTCAATCTGGGACGATGTAGACCTGTCTCGATCCATTCTGTTGTTTGTCTTCATTCTCGTTTATATTTTCAAACTCACTCTCCCATCTTCGCTGGTTTATCCAAGTTGTCAAGTGCGGATATTCGGGCACCCAATTGCCGGAATTCTTTTTCTCGTTATGCCATTCTATCTCTTTGCTTATGGCTAAAGGCAATAAGTCTATGACCTCGGCATAATCCTTATGCTTTTTGACAAAATTGTTGAATTCAACGTCAAGACCTTTTTTAGTGCCCGGATATGATTTTCGGAAAGCCTCGAATTTTTCTTTTATATATTTTCTTTTTTTATCATTATCAATATCATTATCATATAGGGTTATCTTCGGTAATGTTGGGTTATCTTCGGTTATCTTCGGTAATGTTGGGTTATCTTCTTTACCCTTTGAGTAATAGGGGTTTGACTTGCCTTTCTTGAAATTTGGATTACCTCCTTTTTTACCGGATTCCCTATTGTTGGATACTCTCTCATCATATTTTTTTTGATTGAAATCGATTTCTCTTTTAATGAAGGAGAATGCCATTTTAGCCTGCGGTCTCAGCTCCGATAGTGTCCCCGATACGGCATACCTAATAACCGCCTCGTACACTTCAAGTCTGATCTCCGAAGGATAATCCACTAACACCTCGTACCAATCAGCATTAAAAAGAAATGTTTTTTTAGATGTGTCCATGTCAATATATTATTCCTCTATTATATAATTCCTCCCTATATTGCTCCAACGCCTGAAGGCATCGTTCCTTGTCCATGTATCCCATTGGCATTATTCCGGCCAACCTTGCGTTGCATCGGTCTATGCCATATTTGAGATCCCTGTTTGACATTTTCTTTATATCCATGATTACTTAAATTTAAAGTGTACGATATACTCCCCGGCCTAGACCGGGGCTTTTAAAATTTAATATGCTTTATTCTTTAGATTTTAGACAAAAGAATTTCCAAGCAATCCTCGTGTGGATCACTTGAATGATAGTTGTTACAGAACTCACGAAACGCATCGTAAAGCCCATTGGAGAGGATGAAGAAATACGCCTTGTTCTTGGCGTTCTTCTCGGTTTCAAACTTTCGGTAGGATACAGTTCTCGCACTGTTAGGCGTAGATGTAGAAGTTACTATACTTCGCTTCTCCTCTAATTTCAAGTTTCTTGGCATTGTAGTTGAAATTTGAGTTATGTACAAAAAGAAAGCTGTTCGCTTCCTTATTTTTCCGCCAAGAAACACTACATCAGTATCTGAGGTAGCCTACAAAGGAATACGAACAGCTCTTTATCTTTGCAGATATAAGCAATCGGATGGATATAAAAAATCCACCTTAGATACTAATATGTAAATGTTTTCTTGGCGGGAAAACATCGCAAAGATACAACTCAAATTCAAAACGCCAAATGATTTGCTTTAAAAATATAGGACACGCATCCTAGTGATGTGCTATAGTGGTGTCGGTTGAGATGGATTGATAACCTCATTGTCTCGTTTTTGCTCTTTCCATTCCCTGAACTCTTTTAACTCAAGCAAAGAGTGGAAACCTCCTAGAACGAATGAATATACCATTGGGAGTTCTTGTATCGTATATCCTCCAGCTTTGCTTAAAAGAGACATCCTCAGTTTGATGTCTCTTTTTTCTCTTAGATAGTTTAAGATTTCTATTATCATGATTTAATCATATTGATAGCTCTTTTTAAATACCAAACAAATTGAAGTTTTTTTAGAACCACGGGATATATCCCGGTGGAATGTTATCCTTTTCCTTGAATCTTTTTAGATGCTCTTCCACGTTCAAACCTTCCCTTACGAGGATGATCGTGTTCTTGTCAACCCTTACGGGTATCCTCTTGAATTGAGGCTCCGGAAGTATATCCCCGTTTGCCTTAGTGTTCGCTTTGATCGTTCTCATATAAGTTATCGTTGTTTGTAGTTGTCGCAATACCGGAGGGAGTTAGCTACCCTCCCGGTGTTCAATATCTCGCACCATATGGCCAGACCCTTGTGAGGCTTACCGTTCACGCAATCGCCACATTTCACCTTTTCTTGCTCGTCTTTCTTCTTAGCCATTTCAATCCTTTATGCCTTTCTGATCCCTCAAATCCTTTATTCGTTTCTTGTAATCTTCGATCATCAATTGGTAATCGAATGCCGAGAGTTTAGAGATAGAGTGCTTTTTTACCTCAAGCTCGTTAATTACTTTTACACCATACTTATTTATCAAGCCCTTGGCATAACCGATGTTGTTGCCCTCGTCGAAACGGTTGCAAGACCTGCATTGAGCGTTGCAGTTTCTCTCGCTGTATCTGGTACCCATATGTGACCGGTTGACGAAATGTCCGCAATCTGCCTCTTTCCAATGCACGATCTTCCCACAGCTTATGCAACGGCAATAACCGTTGTTGTCAGCATCCCTTATTCTTATAAATACGGAGAATATACGGTCTAGTCTGTTCTTTAAAGAGGTTATGTTCTTTACTTTTCCCATGGATGTTTTCTTTTTTCGTTTATTAATAAGAATCCTGCCAAGATCACTGCTATAAGTCCGAGTATTGCGGTGATAAGGTATATGGCCATTGTCAAGTGATCTAAATCTTGTATTGTTCCCATGATTATATGTTTGTTATTCGTGGACGGTGCCGGGATCGAACCGGCCTCTTTACGTCATGCGCACTCCGTAACGTTTCATCCCGGAATACTTACCGCCCGAAATCCCCGCATATCCTCACGGACGGCGGGGATAAAAACTAAATCTAATACCATGAAAAACACACTAATATCAATATCAAACCTCTAGCTCTTCAATTAAGAGTTGTCCACATCCCATGAACCATACTTGGGAAGCTGGTGATTTCTGGAGCAAGGCGATCTCTATTGCGGCCTCCTTGAACTTGCTCTTGTCATGCCCGGCCTTTTGCCTGATGAAGGATTGCGTTCTCGTAATGAGATCTCCGTCCCCTTCCTTGGGATCACGGGTTATGATATCCTTGCACTCTCTCATCTTATCCTCTATTGATTTAGAGGTGTCAGACAATGATTTCTCTATCTCTTTTTTATCAATGTCAACAACTCTCTTATTGACATCCGCGTTGAACGGGAACACGTCCATGATCATTGTCTCCGAGACAGAGGCTATGGTATAATCCGCCATTGTCCCCTTCATGCCTTCTTCTAGCACGGTTATGGCCTCTTTTAGATTAGAGGCTTGGGCTAACATGGTAGCGGCGGTTTTCTTTTCCGCTCCGCTCTTCTCGTCCAACGTGATAAAATAAACCTTGATCTTATAGAACCGATCACCATTCTCGTTGAAGAATAATTCGGATAAACGAGCTCGTTTGATGTCTGTTACCGTGAA